TGCGAAGTCAAAGCTTACAACCGCATAGCCTGGGCGATCCACGTCACAGTCACACACCGGATCAGCAGCGAGTCTCCGGAGTATAAGGTCATGGTCAACGCGGCTTCAACTGAAGCTACTCAGCGACGCCAGGCTCTCGAGGCCGAGTCTAGCGGTAGCATACCTCCCGCTACTGCGATCAACGCCACGCCGTTGCCCATCGCAGTTGCTGCCACTAAAGGTCATGTCGATGATCCGGAGCTGGAGCCAGAGCCAGAGCCAGAGCCAGTGGGACTCATCGAGCAGGTAACTAGCCTGATCCGGGAGCGAAATCAGCTTCTGGTCGATAACGCGGATCTCCGAGCCCGAGTAGCAGAGCTTGAAAGTGGTGGTGGCGATGATGGCAAGCTGGCCCAGGAAAACGAAAAGCTGAAGCACGAGATGAACCAGCTTCAGCAGCTCTTCAAGCAGCTAAGGTAACTCGATGACTCAGCCAGATGACTACGAGAAGCTGCTGACCCCCGGCGAAGTGGCCCGGCTGTTCCGGGTCGACCCGAAGACCGTTACCCGGTGGGCCAAGGCCGGGAAACTAACATCGATCCGGACGCCGGGCGGTCACCGGCGTTACCCTGAGAAAGACGTCAAAGCACTGCTGAAAAACAACGAGAAGCGACTGTGATCGTTTCCCTTCAAAAGTGTTTACAAACGTGGCAAGTTGGTGTATAATGGAGCTAGCAGCACGGGGAAGCGATGCTGAAGAGATAAGAAGGGAAGTGAAAGCATGACGCTCAAAATCAGCGAAGAGCAGCAGCAGAGGCACGACGAGCTAAGAGCTATCGACCCAGGTCACGATCAGATCAGCTGCGTGTGCTGCTGCACAGACTGCGGTGAGGGCTGGGATGGCTGACGTTGATGCTATCTGGCATCCTGCTACGTGCGCTTTGGCAGAGGATCAGCCCTTTGGCTTCAAGCACGTGCACAGTGAAAGCTGTGGGGCCTCACCAGATCAGATCCGAAGCCAGTGGCAGGGCCGGAGCGTTCTCGGCAGCTGTGAAGCAGATGAGGTGCTGAGCCGGATCCCGCCGCCACTTCAGAAGCTGCTCTTCTTGAAGTGCCCCGAGTGCGGTCACCGGACTTGGAACTGCCACGGCGGCGAAAATGTCGGCTACGTGACTCATTACTTGAATCACCTGGTAAAGGACCTGGTGACGAGTGACTGAGTACCGTTACGGCCAGAGCAGCTGTAAGGAGGTGCTTCCCGAATGCGTGAAATGCTGTTTACAGACACTGTCTGAGGCAGTAAGATAGAACAGGAAGGGAAGTAATATGGAAGAGAAGCAGAATGTCAAACAGGTCATCGTCATGCGAAAGGACCTAAAACTTCGCCGCGGTAAAGAATGCGCTCAAGCGGCTCATGCCAGCATCTCATGGCTAACGAAGAAGTGCACTCCGAAGGCTTACGCTGAGGGATACGGTGATGACTGGGGTGTGGGTTTCTCTGGGAGATTCACGCAGGCCGAGTGGCAGTGGGTCACAGGCAGTTCCCGCAAGATAACGCTGCAGGTCGATTCCGAGGAAGCGCTGATCCGGGTCTATGAAGAGGCTCAAGGCGCCGGTCTCGAAGTACACCTCATCACCGATGCCGGCCTGACCGAGTTCCACGGTGTGCCCACTAAGACGTGCCTGGCGATCGGGCCTGACTTCGACGAGCTTATCGACCCGGTTACCGAAACGCTCAAGCTCTACTGAAGGCGGCGGAACCGTGCAGTTCAACATCATCAGCGGCATTCCCATGAATACGGTTGAAAACCGCGAGCTGGTCCGTCAGCTGCTCAATACGGACCCCGATAAGCTGCCATGGCCGCAGCCGTATCTAGACTCGGCACGTGACGTCTGCCAAAACTGCGGCCTGGCTATCTGGATCGGCCCCGAAGTGCACAGGATGATGCTGAACTTCATCGCGCGGGCGGTAGAATTCCGGATCCTCTGCCTGATCTGCTGTGCGATGCTGGCTCGAGACGAGAGCAGTCTAATAAAGATGACCATTCTCACCGACAAGAAGGAAGGCGAGTAGAGTTGCTGAACAAAAACCTGGTCAGCCGGCTCGAGAACTGGAAATTCGACTCGGCAGAGACGGCTGCCGACGACGACTCGGTCCAGCTGGACGATGACCAGCAGTCGGTGATCAGTTCTCTGTCGACGGTATTCGGTAATGTCGGCCACTTCCACGGCGACCTAGCCGAGATAATCCGAGCCGCGGTGAACTACGTCATCGGCGTTCAGCACGGCGAAAGCTACGAAGAGAAGATCGCGTTCTTGCTGACGACAGACCGCAGCCAGAGTGAGGACGACTACGGAGAAGCCAGGCTGGATCAGATGTCAAGGGATCTGCAATGACGCCACCGATCATCCCTCGCGAAGTAGTATCAGCGGAAGCTCGCCGTATCGCGGAAGACTACAACGACTGGGATACCGACCATGCGCTGATGAGCTACAGCTGGGACGGAAGCGAACTGAGTGTAGGACTGCTAGCCGTCATTGACTTGGCGATCGAGCCGAACGACTACCCGAAGATCCTGGCGAGCACGGTTCAAGCGTACCTCGGCGAGTGTCCCGACGACTCACCGGCTGCGTACCTGCTCCAGTTCGAGGGGTTCGGCGCCTTCAAGCCAGCCGATGACGCATCGGAAGAGGAAAAGCGAGCGTTCGCGGAGGCGTGGGAAAATCGCACCCTTCATGAGCTCCCTAACTCCATCGAGTACCTCATCATCCTGGTAGCCGACGTCTACGGCCGAGTATGGACTCTCCAGAAGAACCGCGCTACCGGGGAGATTACCGAGAAGTTCCACCATCCCACCAGCATCGTCCACGGCATCCAGGCTAAGGGACTGCGCTCCATCGCGCTAGCCACGGGGATGGTCCGCTACGGGCTTATTCCGGGGAGCAGTAACTAACGTGATGACCTGGCTTCCTGGAGATACGAAGATTGCTCACCATTGCCACCAGTGCGTTATCTGCCTGAGGGCGGTAGACAAGGGAGACCAGGTTACCGCGGCGGCAAACGACCTGCTCGCTGCCGGTCACATGGTATGGTGTCACCCACTCTGTGCGCAGTGGCATATTCTTATTAACCAAAGCTCCCCGCTGATGTCGGTAGGGTGGGAGCGGCTAGCGCGATCCCAGTTCTGTGGTAGCTGCAGGAAGCTAACAGAGCCAGGCGGTAAGACCTACCGAGTCGTTGAACCGGCGATGACGTGCTACCGTCGCGACTGTGAAAGCTGTGTGAACCAGTGAAGCTAAAAAAGGGGGACAAAGAACGTGAAAAAGCATCTTGCCGTCATAGCAGCCGCGGTCACGGTAGCTATATCGTCGGCCGGCAGCGGTATCGCTAATGCGGGACCGGGGCCGAACATAAGCGGATCCGGGGAGATGTCGGTGAAGACCGGCCGAGAGCAGCTCTGCCTGACCGCGCTGGGAAGCGATGTAGTAGTAGCGAAGCCATGTCTTACCAGCTTGGAGGAAAGGAACCGGAACGGCCAGACCTGGGAGATATCTCGGTATAGCGGCTTCGTGCAGATCGCTGTAGTCGACAGATCGGGTGAGTGCCTGGGAGACCGGTCCGATCAAGGCGACGCCAGGCTGGTAAACTGTGCTCAGTACAACGAGGACGGGTATCGTCTCCGCTACGTGGCGATGGGAACCAGCGCATGTCCAGGAATCGACACCAAGACGTCGGGGTGCGCGGAGATCACGCTGAAGAACGGATATAAGCTCACCGCCTGGGTTGCTTCCATGGGACACGCCGAGTCGTACTCCGTAGTACGGTGGGAGGATGATCCGGCCGGAATGCAGGTCCGGTTCAACTGGGCAGTACCCAGACTCACCCAAGACCACGGATGAGCTGCACCGAAGAGTCCGGTACCTGCTATATCTGCCAAAGCGCTTGCAAGTACCGGGCGGGCTGGTTCAAACCGGGAGAAGCCGAGAAAGCCGCGGAGCTTCTCGGCTTGAACCTTGCCGAGTTCTTTTCGAAATATCTGGCTGTAGACTGGTGGGCCGGCACTAGCCCTACATTTGTACTAGCTCCAGCCACTGCCGGTCAGAGCACCGGCACCGAATACCCGATCAATCCGGTAGGCCGCTGCATCTTCCTTCAGTTTGACGGCACTTGCCGGATCCACGCCGCCAAGCCGTTCGAGTGCCGTAAGTACTGGTGCGAAGCCGATGAGAACGAGAACTTCCACCGGCAGGCCGCCGAAGCGTGGGAGGATCATCAGGACCAGATCGCTGAGCTGCTGGGACGAGAGCCGAGAACCAGAAAATATGAAGGCGGAGCTGAGCCAGTAGTCTACGACGTATGACGCAGAAGTTCCGAGTCTGGTACGACCAGAGAACCGGGTCATGGCGATGGGAGTGCACGTTCTGCTGGCCGCCAGCACGAGGCGCTCGATTCGGTCCAGGTGCGTGGGAGAAGATCATCAGGATCAGCTTGAAGCATCACCTGAGAGTCCGCGATCAGCATCATCGCTGGATCGCAAAGAACCGTGCTAGGTGTTTACATTCTCACCAAGCTGTGATATGATGGTACCATCAGCAAGAAACCGGGAAGAGAAGGAAGCAACACCAAGATGATGGTTACCATATACCACAACATCAGTCGAGATGCCAGTTTCGGGATAAACGAGGTCTTCGTAGACAGCGGCAAGCGCCAGGCAGTCATCACCGACGAGCGCCACGTGCTGGTCAAAGTGTTCGAGTACAACGAGCCGGAGCCGGTAGGCGGCGACATCCTGAACGATGCGTTCAGCTGGTTTAACGAGAACGGCAAAGGCGATGCGGTAGGGCGAGCTTACCGCGCACTCCGCCTCCGGTCACTGTCCGTCGGCGACGTGATCGCGATCGAAGACGGCGATGCGTTCTCGGTGGAACGCTTCGGCTTCCAGGTCAGACTCCCGGACGAGCTTCGGATCGAGACCGATCTCGCCGTAGCCGATACACTGATCCGCGAGCGATACGGTTTTGAAGTCGGCGAGCAGCTTACACACACGGTACCGCTCGTCTAGCTAGCCGGAAAAGCTCAGCACTCCAAAGTGCTGGGCTTTTTTCGTTGCCTCACCATCGCGAGATCCACCTCCGGTAGTAAGATTACTAGGTGGACTCCCCCCTGAGCAAGGTGAAACTGGGGCTTGTCGAGAGCATTTCCGATCTTGAAGAAATGAAGCGATGGGCTGGCGAGCGCCGAGAAACGCCGTTGGGCGTGGACTGCGAATCCGAAGGCCTGGATATTGGCAGGCATAAAATCCGTCTCCTCCAGCTTGGGGATATGCATACCGGCTGGGCCGTACCATTCGACCTCTGGGGCGGCGGCGCACTGGAAATACTACGATCATATGAAGGCGAATTCGTAGGTCATAACATCCCATTCGACAACCGGTTTATCAAGAAGTGTGGCGGCTTCGAGCTACCGTGGCATAAGATCCACGACACTCTTATCCTCGGTGCTCTAGATGATCCGAGCCGGGCTCGAGGCCTGAAGCCGCTATCCGACCGCCTCATCGATCCGTATGCTAGCTCGGGAGAACAGACGCTCCACGACGGCATGCGCGAAAACGGCTGGGACTGGGGAACCGTACCGGTAGATTACACGCCGTACTGGGCGTACGGCGCGCTGGACGCGGTGCTGACCTGCCATCTCTGGAAGCAGCTCCACCCGCGGGTGATGGCCCAGTGCCCAGATGCATACGACCTGGAGCGGGGAACCGCCCGCGTAGTCTCGCGGATGATGGAAACCGGCCTGCTTACCGACCAAGCTTACGTGGCCACGGCCATCGCGGAACTGACGCAGAAGAGCGAAGAAATCCGAGTCTGGCTCAATCTAGCATATGGCATCACCACGCCGAATTCCAGTCCCCAGGTAGCGAGAGCCTTCACCGCTCTCGGATATGAGATCGACTCATTTACCACTACCGGTCAGCCCCGGATCGATAAGGAGACACTAGAGTTCATCGGAAAGAGTACAGACGGACCTATCCGTGAGCTAGCGCGATCCGTCTATGCGGTCCGCCATACTGAGCGGATGATCACCAATTACCTGTCCAACTTCCAGGAAATGGCCGATCCAGACGGAGTAATCCGATGCCAGATCTGGACTCTGACCGCGAAAACCGGGCGCATGTCGGTAACCGAACCGGCTCTCCAGACGCTGCATCGAGACGACAAAGTAATTCGCGGTTCGTTCATTCCCAGGCCCGGATACGTATTCGTGAGCTGTGACTTTTCCCAGGTGGAAATGCGCATCTGCGCCTCACTGAGCGGCGATGAAGGCCTTATCAAGGCGTTCAAGGATGCGGATAATGGCGGGCCGGACTTCTATTCGGGGGTAGCTTCCGAGCTATTCGGAGAACTGGTATCAAGAGACGACAAGCGTCGCCAGGACGTTAAAACGATGAGCCTGGCTAAGATCTACGGAGCCGGCGTGGCGACCATGGCGCGGAGCGTTGGGATGCCATACGATAAAGTAAAAGTCATCCACGATAACTTCAACAGCCGTTATCCCGGCCTGGAGCGGCTGGCCAGGAAAACAGCATCGGAAGCGTGGGAGCAGAAGCGCAACGGAAACCAGAGTGCGGTATTGCTCGCATCAGGACGCCGGCTGCCGGTCGATAAGGAGCATGCCAGTGTCAACTACCTCTGCCAGGGAACCGCGGCCGAGGTAATCAAACGCGCCGGTCTGAACGTGGAAGCCGCCGGCCTCGGCAGCACGATGAGGTTGTTCATCCACGACGAGCTCCTCTGCGAAGTTCCAGCCGATCAAGCCGAAGAATACCGGAAAGCGATCGAGGAGACGATGACGGACCATTCCTTTGCCGTGCCATTGACATGCTCCGCGAAAATCCTCGAGAACCGGTGGGCTAAATGACGCGGATCACGGTCTGGCTCGATCCCGGCAAAACGACCGGAATGGCAAGCTGGGATAGCCGGAATGACGCTTTTACCAGCTTGGAGGCTAGTGATCTAGAGAGCGTCGGCGGGTGGATCGAGATGCTTCTGGCGGTAAATAGCGACGAGCCAGATCTCCATATCGAGATTGGCTGGGAGAGATACGTCATTACTCCAGCTGGTATCCGTGGCGGTACGCCATACTGGTCACTAGAAGTAATCGGGGTAGCTCGCTACTTCGCCTTGAAGCACAACCTCACCATTCTGAATCCCCAGATGTCCAGTATGATGGCCATCGCTACCGACGAACGACTTAAGCTGATAAACTGGTATAAACCTGGTAAAAGACATGCCAATGATGCGGCCAGGCATCTGTTCCATCATATGATTACGACAAACCGGATGCCGGTGGGACTGTACCAGAAGATATTTTCTTCACCGCGGAATGACGACGAAGCGCGACTCGCCGCCGAACTGGAAGCCTGGGGAGGCGAGCTGCCACCGCCGGGCTATACGTATTCGGACTGGGTAGCAGAAGGACTGAGGGAAGAGATGTGATCAGGGCTGACCTCGGCGAATCCGGCATGATCCGTGTTACGGCCGGGTATACCGATACGGACCGCATGACGCAGATTCCGGGAGCGACGCATGACCGCCGAACTGAGACGTGGAAGATACCGCTTTCGTGGGCCAGCTGCTGCGTGCTAAGGGGTGTATTCGGGAAAGATCTTGAGGTCGGAGAAAAACTGAAGGACTGGTCGTGGAACATATGGACGCTCAGAATAGAACCCGCGCTTAAGCTCAGAGAACTGGTAAAGCTGCCCGAACATTACCGAGACTCATGGCCCATCGCCGAGATAGAGAAAAATTCGGACCTTAAGCTGAAGCCATACCAGTGGGCCGATGTTGCGTTCATGGCTACAGCTGGTACGGCGCTGCTGGCTAACGAACCCGGACTTGGCAAAACCGCGTCCATGATCCGGACGCTTCAGGTACTGGCGGGTGCTGGCGATCCGAGCCCCCTTCCGGCTCTGGTCGTCTGCCCGAACAGCCTCAAGATAACGGTCTGGAAGCGCGAGCTGGAGAAATGGTCGCCGGAGCTGAGCGTAGTAGTGATCGATGGCGGCGTCGGAGCGAGACGTAAGCAGCTCACAGCTCCAGCCGACGTATACGTCATAAACTGGGACCTGCTGCGATACCATTCCAGGCTAGCTCCATACGGGCAAGAGACGCTGACCGAGGCGCAGAAGACGCCGAAAGAGCTCAACGCACTAGAATATCACACCATCATCCTGGACGAAGCTCATAAGCTGCTGAATCCGAAAAGCCAGGTAACCCGAGCTGCCTGGTCCGTAATGAAAGATGCGCATTTCCGATTCGCGTTGACCGGCACGCCGATCGGAGACCATGTCGGCGATCTGTGGGGACTCCTCCACGGCATCGACCCAGCTGGATTCCCGGGCAAGACGCGGTATATGGAGCGCTACGCCCAGACCAGCTGGGGACTATGGGGCGGTCTCGAAGTACTGGGATTGAGATCCGATACCGCGGAAGAATTCCGCAAAGTGACCGAACCGGTCATGAGGCGAATGCTCAAAGCCGTGGTGCTACCCCAGCTGCCGCCGAAACTCCCGGTCGCATACCGCCATACACCCATGACGCCCAAGCAAGCCAAAGCATACCAGCAGATGAGCGACGATATGACGGCCGAGCTCAACGAGCTGCTGATCGCCACGGACCCGCTGGTAAAGCTAATCCGGCTCACGCAATTCGCGGCCGCATCCGCGGAAACCGAAACCACGTCATGTTCCAGTTGCTACGGGAAAGGGGAACGCGACGGGGCGGAATGCAGGAAATGCGCGGGCAGCGGATCTCGGCAGACCGTTAAGCTGAGCGCACCATCTAGTAAGGTGGACGACCTGGTAGAATTCCTAGAAGAGCTGGGCGAAGAACAGCTCGTGGTATGCGCGGTATCCAAGCAGCTGATCAAACTAGCCGCGGCCAGGCTAGAGAAGGAAAAAATCAGCCACGGGCTCGTTACCGGCGATCAAGATACGCTGGAGCGCGACATGGCCATTTCCAGATTCCAGTCCGGGAAGATCCGCGTCATCCTCTTCACACTGGGCACCGGCGCGGAAGGCATCACGCTTACCGCGGCTTCCAAAATCCTCTTCATGCAGGAGAGCTGGAGGACGCTGGAGAATACCCAAGCTGAAGACCGGATCCACCGTATCGGAGCGGAAAAGCACGATAGCATCCAAGTCATCAAGCAGATCACTCCCGGTACCGTGGAAGAAGCCAAAATCAGTATCTTGGCTGGCAAACTGGATAGAATTGAGGAAGTGCTCCGTGATCGTGAGCTGATGGAGCGACTTCTCGGGACGGAGCAGACGGGAAAACGCAGGAAGGTGAGGAAACCAGATGGAAGCAGCGACGACGATCGATCTCGGCCCGATCCGGGTAGTGAACTGCCAGAAGATAACCATGTCGGGGAACTCGGCGGTCTACCGGCTCACCCTTGAAGCCGGACCACACCAGGTAGTAATAGAAACATCTCAGCTTGGCAACAGCATCAGGCTGATACTGGACGATCAAATACTCGGCAGCACGACCATGAGTGCTTGGTGAACCAGCTCACGCTGAGTAACAGCCAGCTCAGGTCCTGGCAGAAGTGCAAGAGGAACTGGATGCTGGCATGGGAATACGGCTACTCACCGGATCCCAGCAAAGAATCGCCAGCCGGGGTCATGCACCTCGGCTCGGCGGTCCATCTTGCGCTGGAAGCGTGGTATGGCTATAGTATCGATCCGATCCAGGCACTGATCTGGAGCTACGGGCAGGACATAGCGGACCATCCGGGAGAAACGGATCGCACTAAGCTGGAGAAAGAGCTCGAACTGGCCATCGTCATGACCGAAGGATACTTGGCATGGGCGGCCGCCGAAGGAGTAGATGCCGGTATCACCATCCTGGGCTGCGAAATAACGGTCCAGCATAATATAACGCTCCCCGATGGCACTCCGATTACGCTGAGTGCACGACTGGACCAGCTCTGCCAGCGGGAAAGCGATGGAGCCCTGCTTGCCCGCGACTTGAAGACGGTAGGGTCGCTCGGCCAGGCTCAGAAGCTGAGATTCTCTAGCCAGCTCGTATTCTATGCCATGATCCAAGCGCTGAAAGCGAAAGCCGAAGGCGGTATGAACCGGATAGCCGGCGGCGAGTATCTACTCATCAGCAGATCGAAGCGGACCAGCCGCGCTACGCCACCATTTTACCAGCGTGTTGAAGTTCCAGTCAGCCGCAGCACGCTTAATGCTACGTACATGCAGACCATCGCGATCGCTACCGAGATAGTAGAAACGAGGAAAAAGCTAGCCGCCGGAGAAGATCATCACGTGGTGGCTTACCCGCACTTCTCGGACCATTGCTCGTGGTCGTGCCCGTTTATCCAGGTATGCCCTCTGTTCGACGATGGCAGCCGCGCATGGGACATGATGGATGCTACGTTCGCAAAAGGCGATCCGTACGCGTACTACTCGGATGGTAAGATCAGCCGGCTGGTGGCTGCTATGAGCGCTGTTGTGGTATAATTGGTAATAGCACAGCTCAGCAGAGCGCAGCTCAGTCTAGCTTAGCTATGCTCCGCTCCGCTCCGCTTTGCTCAGCAAAGCACAGCATAGCTGAGCCTAGCCCAGCGAAGCGAAGAAAGAACAAGGCGCAGCATATAAAACCCGACCACCCGACCATCCGGGAACTGATCTGGCCGGACTAAGAAGCTGGTGCTGAAGGCGGTGCGATGGCTTTTCGCGACCCCTGGAGTCTGGCGTTCTCTAGTTCGGCTTCCATCGCACGGATTTCCTGATCCACCTGGTCCAGTGTGATGGAGTGCCTGGTAGGAGCATCCAGCCCGAGTAGCTTAGCTCTCCGTTCGCTGATCTTAAGCAAACCCATTACCGCTCTGGTAACCGGATCGTCATCCACCAGCGGCTCGCCGGTATAGGGATGACGGACCACGGTTCCGCCAGGAGAAGTCTGGTAATGGACGGTCATAGCGATCTTCAGCAGCGTCTTCATCATGTTATCAAGTCGCGCTGACTCGATCTGGCGAATCTCGTCGACGGCTTCGATGACCGTATCCGCCAGTGACCTCTGGACGGCCTGACGAGCGCCGGATGCGTTACTCCAGCCCATTTCACGGGCAATACTCAGATACGAAAGGCCTTGCTGCCTAAGCAGCAAGGCCCGCGAATCTTTCTCGCGGTTTGCAAGTGTACGACGCCTACCCACAAACTGCAATATACCACGCTGTAAGTGGAATATATACAGCGTGGTATTAAAGTGATTTTGACCAAGTCTGGTTCGGCATCCAGGTAGGCGTCTTCCAGTAGTCAGCTTTTTCCGTGGCCGGCTCCGGACTTGAATCCGGTTCCGGCCTGAAAACCGCGGCCGGAGCAGCATCCTGACTAACGATCAAGTCGGGCTCACCGGCCATCCCCAGCGATACTCGAGCTTTCCGCGCTTTATCCTCGGCTCGGATCTGCACGGCTTTGCGATAGTCCCTGGAGAAACGTTTCGCCAGCTCAGACAGATAAGACCCCACGCTAGCGTAAAGTTCACGGTCCGTAACGATCATCGGCGTGCGGATCGCGCCCGGTATCATCTTGTGGAACACCCGAGAGCCGCCGCGACCGTTGGCCTTACCATTGTAGATGCCTATCTTGGCGGTTTCCGGGAATATCCGCTGGAGAGACACGGATCGCGCGGAATTGTAGTTCTTCCGCATTCCGGTCGCGGATGCATGCTCTTTCATGTAACCGAGCATCGGCACCAGCAGAGCGGTAGAATTGTCCGTATTATTGCCGTACTGGTACGCGTGGGTAATATCGTCCTCATATGGGCCGTACCATTCCTCGCGTCCAGCCCCAATGCGCTCCAGGAATAGCGAGTATGGGAAACCGGTCCGGCTTATCACTAGCTTCTCATTGGATGGAGGGACCGCGGTCAAGAACGCTCCGGTCATCCACCCGTTGGTGGACAGCGTGATAGCGGCGAGCACATCAGCATACATGCCGAGCCCACCTTCATCCTCAGCTATCCTCGAGCACGCCGTATAGTGGCGGCGGAACAGCGACAGGTCAATGAGGTTGTCATCGAGCTGGAGCACGGCCCAGCAGCCACGTTCCTCGGCCAGGCGGCATGCCCACTCCCGGCCCGCGAAGGCGCCGAGGAAAGCATCACTGCCTTTTACTAGCAGCTCCATGCCCATCCAGTGCTCCGCAGCATAGTCTTCGGCCCAGTCACGGCCGTAAACCGATATCTCATGGCCATCACTCTCGTAGCCCGGCGCATCGACACTGCTGACTACCCATACCGGCGGAGCCGTGATACCATTCAGCGCATGGAGCATCAGCGAGGTAGGACGAGATCCGAGCTTCGGCCGGCCGCCGGTGATGATGACGGGGAGGATGCCTTTGAGCAAGTCCCGCGAAATAAGCCGTGATGCCATTTTTACGCTACCGCCTTCGGGCGACGCCTGCCGGGACCACGGTCCTTGTAGCTCCTGAGAACCTCGGCCGTGAAGAGCTGCTCTCTCGGCACGCCGAGCAGCATCTCGGCTCGGGCGATGAGAGATTCGGTGGGCAGGCAGTTACCATAGCTCCAAGCTCCGAAGTTCCCTTCATTGAAACTGCCGATTCCGGGCAGATCCAACGCGTTGGCGGAGTGGGTGAGATCTTTGGCGGTGAAGCCTTTCTGGCGCATGACTTCGCGGATGGGCTGCCAGCCCCAGCGGGTAATCTTACGTTTTTCGCCGCCAGCTGAATAGTAGCCTTTCTGGCGGATCTGCTTGAGGATCTCGATAACGTAGTCGGTCAGCTGCTCGGCTCGCGGCTTATCGCTGCGAAAGATGATTCGCCATAGCCCATATTCGTTGATGATGATCATATCTTGGGGGCCCCCAGGGGTATCCATTGAATGGACCCCCTTATGTCTGCTTTGTACCCTAGGTGCCGAACTGATATCTCTGATTCCAAGGTAGTCGCAAACATCCTTCATGATCCACCACGGCTCGTCTTCCTTTATGATCATCCGTAGAGGAACACTCTGGACAGGAATAGCAAAGCTGTAGACACCGCGTTTATCCGGTTCGGCGAGTTCGAGGAAGTTAAAGATACTATCCATGGTTGTTAGTATAGTACCTGAAATAGAACTAGGTGACATCATCCCGGATCGGCGATGATGACCATATCTTGAGGGCCTTTCAGGGTATCTACTGGATATATACCCTTGTCGTCATCATCGAGCTTCCTGCAGCTGTCCCGATATTATTGGAGAGCCCGAGATGCGAACTTCAGGATGTCCATGATGGTCATCATAGCAGTATTTCAGTACTTTTATCCAGCCTTTTATAGCTCAGCAGGATAATCAGCCGGATGGTCATGATGAGAGATCGGGCCGGGTTCATTACTTTCCCGGATCGGCTCCCGGACCGCGGGCCCCTGAATCTCCAGCGTGATATCCCCTATATCCAGCCTCAGCGCTTTGTGGTAGTAGCCGTCCACGGTAGTATGCGAGGTCTCGATGTTCTGCCAGTTTCTCAGCTGCTGCTCGAGGTGCTTGTACTCACGATACGCGAGGCGGAGATAAATATCGGTCATGACAGCTCTCTCCCCCCGGCTACTTCTGGTTCCCATAGCGGATATTCACCGCGCCAGGAAGCTCGAGGATAAGAGGCGCGGCGAGCTCTGCGTTCTCCTTGGTATCAAAGGTGCACGTGAGTTTATGCGTATCGGTAATAAGCTGCTCGGTCTCGTCATCTAGATCTAGCAGTGCCTGCTGCTGGGATTCCTCGAATTCGGTGACGAGCCCCATCCAGTCTGCCAGGTCCAGTGTCTCGGCATAGCCATCCAAGTCGCTGAGTTCAGTGAGTAGCAGAGGGTAATCCCACGTGCTATAATCTCTACTTCTGTTGTCAGCAATACGAAGAGCCCGGATCTGCTCGGGGGTTAGCCGAGTTTCGACTACTACCGGTACTTCGGAAAGTCCCAGTTTAATTGCAGCTTGGCGTCGAGTATGGCCGATTATGATCGTCATCTCACCATCAACGACGATATTCTGCTGCCATCCGAATTCTTTGATGCTAGCTGCTACCTGCTCAACAGCTTTAGCAGAAATCTTTCGAGGATTCCGTGAATAAGGATGGATACTGGTAACTGGAACGAACCGGACATCACCCATCGGGTGGGCCAGAATATCCGCGACGCTGCTGGTATCCGTCATGACTTCACACTACTCCGCTAGACGATGCGCCGTCAACTGGCGTCACTCGCCGTTCCCACCATTTACCGTGGAGCGAAGATCGGCTCCGGCGCGGAATACCACCGCGGTCTTAGCCGGTACGTGGATCTTCTCACCATTGAGGGGGTTACGCGCTTCGCGCTCATTCCTCGCCACCGGCATGAAAGTACCGAAGCCGGTAATGGTGACGCGATCGCCACCGGCTACCGCAGCGGTAATGGCTTTGGTCACCGCATTGAGCGACTTTTTCGCGTGAGCTATATCTTCGCCTAGATCGTCCGCTATGAGCTGGACGAGATCGCTCTTGGTCGTCATGTCGGTCACGCCTCCGGTGATGCGCACTCAGCTTGGTGGATACTCCAAGAAAATCTTACCACGGCTGTGACCATTAAGTACATGCTATCGCTGGGCGAATCTAGCTTTATTTTTTCCGCGGAGCGTGCCAGCGCTATAAGGATCTCCCTCGCCTTAGCCGGCTCGCCTCGCCCACATGGGAAGTAGCTAGGAACGATCGTAGAACCATCTCCATCCGTACTCCTGTAGTTACACCCAGGATGATGGTACGTCAGCTCCAGCGGCGTTCTGGTCGCACCGAGGTGCTGGTAGACATCAGCCATCCGGACCGGCTTACTCAGCATGAGTGAAGTAACCAGCCCGCCCATCGTAGCGATGTACCGCGGCCTTACCATGGCCAGCTCATCGCGGAGCAGCTTCAGCCATCCGCGAGCGTACGTCATGGTAGGCATAGCCGACGTCGTGCGGCACGCTTTGACCAGATTGGTTATATACAGCCCCGCATCGGCCGCAGCTCGGTAAACTCGCTCCGCATCGGATGGCTTCCAGCTCCCATCCTCCGGTAGCGTCAGCAGCTCGGCTCCATCGCCTATCAGCTCGCAACTGACCAGGAACTTCCACATCCGGCTGGCTCCGATATGAGGCGCTCGTAGTTCATCCGGCCATCCATCCCTGGCGGCCTGATTCCGGTAGGTGGGATTGACGAACACCAGCGCCAGCCATGGCCGGTCGGTCTGGCCTCCAGACCACACCGGTGCGATGGTGCTCCAGCTTGAGTCGCCGGATGGCGCCCCCGCACTCCGGAACAGAGCTTCGAGCTCCCCGGCTACCCGGCCATGGCGGACGGCTCCACTCATCCTTTCCAGTATCCTCTCCCCGACTCCGAGTCCACCCAGGCCAGCTGCTCGCCGACGCTGACCTGATCGCTACTCGGGAAGTTCATGACGAACCATGCTCGGTGCTGAGCCGGCCAGATGCGGTATCTGGCGATGTGGACCGCATCCGGCGGGTAGATATAGACGAATCCGTCATAGGACAAGCTCTCCAGCGCCTGATCCGCGACCGGATATCCATCCCCGATCCCGGCCTCCTCGATGGCTGCTTCTCCGGCCTTGACGCACTCCGCCATGCTAGCTCCGGCGTGATTTTCCAGGTAAGCGACGATGGCTGCCCTCACCAGCTTTACCACTTCACCACTGTTCATGATTTTGACTATAGCCAAGACGGCTCCGGGGGCCCTGGACATTTACTCTGAGAAACTCTTTCCCTCTGCTCTCAAGATGATCTTCATCTCCCTTTTGCAGGGAGAGTGTTTTCACTCGCTTATCTGTCCATCAGTCCATTGATGCTTAAATACCCTACCCTCACTTACTTTTTGTGCCAAAAACCTACCCTACCAACTATCCATGAACTGTCCTTCTTCTGTCCAGAAGGATAGTTGGTTAGCTTTTAAAGCAATTAGAGAAGCAGGTGAAGTGTAAACAGTTTACAATATCCTACCCCTGGACACTTCCGAATCCCGATTTCCCGGACACTTCAGCCCCATTTCATCCAGCAGATTTGTCCTAGATTGTCCGGTCAAAAAGCCTGGACATGGGTCATCCCGATATCACAGCAGATTGTCCCAGATTGTCCGGATTTTAGAGCACTGGCAGAGATCAGCTCGATATGACAAGACCCTGGAACCGGGAGCCGTTACTTCTCACGACCGGGAAAAGCCGTCCGACCCGCTGGCTGAACGTCTTCTTGCCGGCGACCCGGATACCCTCACTGGCACACCACAGGATATAGCTGCCGTAAACCTCTCCGGTACTAGCAAACTGGACCGCTGGCACACTGTCATCCTTGATGAGCAGTCCCTCTTCCAGCTTCTCACTCAGGTAACGAAGCACATCATCGACGTGGATGGCCATGGCTTCCCGGAGTACGACCATCGACTCCGGCATCTGGGCGCCGAATCCCATCACCGCACCATCGATCAGCCATCTCAGGATGCCAGCCTGCTCGCTTCTGAGTTTGGCATCGAGATCCGGATCCACATCATGACGGTCGCTGAACGCGATCGGCATGATCCGGTTCAGCATGGCGGTGTCACTGGTCTCGAACCTCTGAGGCTGGTTCGACGCAACGATGATCAAGCAGCATGGCTTCCACTCCACGAACCGGCCGTACGGTTCTCGGGTCCGCTGACCATCCCGGCCGGTTACCGCCTTGATGATTTCGGTATCCAGCCGCCGGTTAGCAGCTGGCTCGGCCGCGAACGCGAACCGGATGCCTCTCAGCTCATGGAGACGGAACTCGGCACTGCCGGCTCCTTCCAGGAACGTCTCCACACTGACGCTTTTCGCGTAACTGCCCAGGACGTTCTGAAGCGCCCGCATCAGCGTACTCTTCCCGGAATTGGTCTTGCCGATGAGGTTGATGAACCCCTTGCCCGGGCGTCCCGCCAGAGCCATTCCCAGCTGAGACTGGAGATACCGGCGCATTTCCGGGTCGGGTACCGACGTCTCGATGAACTGGGTGAAGCTGGGTGCCATCGCCTGATCCTCCCAGCTCACCCCCCGGCTGAGCCGCTTGGTGATCAGCCGGTCCGGATCATGGGGAAGTAGCACCGCACCATGACCGGTCACCGATACGACTCCGTTCCCGGCCACGATGATGCTATCGGTGACGTCGAATTTCTCCTCGCTTACCGACAGATGGCGTTCCAGCTGCTGGAGCATCCGAGTCTGACCCGGTGAGTTCCACAGCCCATCGCGGTACTGGCGGTGCTTCCGCCATATCGCCTCGTACTGATCTCGAGCCTGAGCCTCGGTCAGCGGCTCATCTCCCAGCATGAGCTGCCCCACGGCTCGGGCCTGGATCAGCCGCAGTGCCTTCCGGTAAGCTCGAGCCACCTGCTGGACGATGTACTCTACGTTCCCGTCTTCGGCTTTGACATGGACCGTGCCATCCCACAGCCGCCACAGCCGGGAAGCCGTACTGAACGTGAAGATGCGAGGGTACTGGGAGATGATGAAATCGGCTACCGACATGTCGCTACGCGGGAGATACTCATGAGTATCTCCGAGCCGGATGGCCCCACCATCATCGCGGATCAGCAGCGCCTCGGTGAGCCGGTCCAGCTCACCGGCTCCGGCTGGCTGGATCTCTCCGGCTCCAGTTCCAGTTCCGTCTGCCATCTCGGCCGGTCGCTGCTGCAGCAAGACTACCGGAGTCACCGCTTCCGTCACCGCTCCCGCCAGGCGGCCCGCTGCCCAGGCCCGCTGCCCAGGCTGGATCGCGGTCGCACCCAGCTTGCGTTTCGCGGGCCAGTAATGGCGGTAGAAATCTTCTCTCGTGAAGGGCTGATCCGGCCGCGTCTGCTGGGTGTTATTCACGATCTCGATCCAGATCCGAGCCGTCTCATCTTCGGTGGCGCCAAGGCGGATCAGATCGAACACTACCTGGGACAGCGTGACGTCCTGGTTCCGTCCCAGAGGGATGCCATCGCGACGGAGAATCCGGATATCTGGCCGCAGGTACGCTTCACTGACGGACCATGACGTGGAGTCGTTCTCATCCGTGCCGGTGGTGCCATGTCCCAGCATGGGCAGCCATGACTCGGGCAGCTCGGGAAGTTCGGCGGCGACCGGCACGCGGCCATCGGAGATGCGACCGTCCAGATCCACCCACCGGTACAGTGACCCACTGGGATGGCTCGACGGCCACACACGGGCGAACCGGTAGCCATGATGGATCACGTCCACATCGGGCCCGAGCTGGGCGGGCACGACCATCAGCCCGACCGGGATCCGGTAGAACCGGATGCCGCTGAGTATGTCGTCACGGGCGGTGGATACCCATGTCACCGGTGGCTCACCGAACTGGTGGCACAGCGTCATCCAGGTCGCTCCGCCGTGCTTGTGGTCGTAAGCATCAACGTCGATGCCGACGGTATTCACTGGCTCGTCCGGCAGCCTCAGCCCGATGGCGCGACCGGCTTCGGTTTCGGTCCAGCTCGCCACGTCCGCGGCGGTGGCCATCTTCCCGTCTCTACCGGTGAACCCCCGTGGAGGGATGCCTTTAGCCTGACCCGTACCCGGGAACAAAGGCAGTGGGCTCCATCCGGCCGCGAGATAGAGCTCAGCTGCGTGGCGGTAAGGAAGAGTATGACCGAATTCGATTTCTCTTCCTGGCACCTGCTCACGCCCTTCTCAGTTTTTCCGCAGGACACCCAAGATCAGCTCAGAGCTTCCGGGAGCGCTTCGCATTTCTCACCCAGGAAAAAAGAGAGCAGGCAGAGGCTAGGAACATCGTACACCAGCTCGGATAAGCTTGGCCATACCTCTATCTGGCCCCGGTACTATACCCCGGCTCGTCTTCTCAGGTCCATGATCTCACCCCAGGCCGCACCCGGGTCCATCAGCAACCGCACCAGCTTCTCCAGTACCTCTTCTCGGCTCTCTCCCCGGCTCTCGGCTACTACTTCCTTACTCACTGGTTCAGCCATCACCTTTATCTCCTCTCGCTCTTCCGGCTCCTCTCGCTCTTCCGGCTCCTCTCGCTCCCCCTCTTTCACTCTCGCTCCTTTTCTCTCCGGATCCGCGATCAGCCTGACGACTTCGCGGCAGAATGAAGTCACGTTCATGCCACCATCATCGCGAAGCGAATCCACGATGATTTTCTCTACCGCGCTTGGCCCGATCGCTCCCTCCCTCTCCAGCTTGGAGAGCTTCCGGTATGACACCCAGAACGTCTCGAACGTCCCTTTCGACGCCGTGGACAGGAATTCCCGCCATGCTTCACGGTCCAGTCCCGGGAACCGCTCCGGCTCTCTCACCTCACCGCTTTTTCCCTCGTTCTTTCCCCCGCTCTCGCTCACGCTCTCGCTCTCACCATCATCCACCACTTTCACGTATACTCCATCTCGGAATTCCCTCACCACATGAGGCCTCCCTTCCTCGCGGAACAGCTCCGGGTGCTCTTCGCGAGCTTTCATGAGCAGCGCGATGCCTGATTTCTCGAACTCAGCGACGTTGATGCGGCCATCGCGCCACCGCGATTTCTCTATGCAGGCATGTACTTCCGCGGCGGTCAGCCCGTTCTGCTTCTGGGTGGCCACCAGCCGCCGGTATGTGACCCAGAGCGTGGTGAAATTGCGGTCCGACAGGTATGACAGCCGTGTCCGCATCTCCTGGCGGACCGGGTCGGGTTTGACAGCCAATGGAGCTGCTCTCCTCTCTTTGCTCACCGGCTTTAACCATAACAGGGAGCACCGCCCCGGGAAAGAATCTGCTTCACCTCAATCAGCCTCTCCCCGTCGGTATGCAGATAACTGCCCGGTCATGCTCCACCGGCTCAAGAGACCATTCAGACCGGTCTCCACCTTTCCTGCCTAATTTTCCACCACGAAACCCTGCCACACCATCACGGTGCTGGCTATAATAGAGCTTCTAGACCCAACTCGGCCATCCGGCCAGCTATCCATTTCCCGAATCTCCCCTGGCGTGAGGACATCAAGCATGAGTGAGCCCAGCTATGGCATCACCTTTCTCGTCCACGGCGCGAGTAAGGCAGGGAAATCATGGCTGGGAGATACCGCTCCCGGCCCCCGGCTGGTTATCGACGCCGAATCCGGCAGCCGTTTCACCCCGTCCCGGAAGATCATGTGGGACCCGGTGGCTGGCCCGCCTCCGGCCGCCGATGGGACCTGGGACACCGCCATCGTACCGGCCATCCAGTACCGTACCGTGAATAAAGCCTGGGAATGGGTCAACAGCTCGGCACACCCATTCCGGTCCGTCATCATCGACTCATACTCCGAGGTCCACCAGAGAATTATGGATGACCTGGTCGGGGTCAACCCGCTCAAGCCTCAGGATTACGGCCAGCTGCTGAGGATCGGCTCGGACTGCATCCGGCGGTTCCGTGACTTGATCACCCATCCTACCCGCCCCCTTGACGCGGTCGTGCTCATCGCCATGACCAAGCTGGGGCCTGATAACGTATGGCGTCCCCACATCTCCGGTCAGCTCGCCACCACGGCGCCATATCTGGTCGATGTGGAAGCATATATGGCCAAGGTGCCGAATGAGGATGGCACCGTCACGTACCGCCTGTTCACCGGTACCATCGCGGGTTTTGAGACCGGCGAGCGCGTCGGTGGCCGCCTTGGCTCCTACACCGACGACCCGAACATCTCCAAGCTGGTGGAAAAGGTCCGTGGCGGCAATCTCGCGGCTTCCGGCGAGGGCGGCCAGGATTCGCTTTTTACCAGCAGCAGACTCCAAGGAGCAGATGAATGATCCTGAACTGGACTGACTTGCGTAAGACATCCGGCGATGGCGGTTTCACCGTCCTCTCTCCCGGCGAGTACGACGTTTACGTCCATTCCGCCTCGGGTGGTACCACCAGCACCGGCAAGGACCGCATCCGCGTTACGTTCAAAGTAGAGGATGGACCGCAGGCCGGTCAGGTAGTGGTGAACGATTTCGTCATCACTCCGGACAGCACCACGGCCATGGGGATCTTCTTCCGTCACATGACCGTGCTTGGCGCCGGTGACGCGTATTTCACGGCCAATCCGACCGCATCCGTGGAGACCATCGCGGCGCATCTCCAGGCCCACCGCGCCCGCTGCCGGCTGCGGACTTCCACCCGGGAGTGGCAAGGCCAGACCCGGACCAACGTCGATGCCATCCTGCCTCCCCACGCCGGCACCGCTACCCAGGCTCCACCATCGCCATCATCCTCCACCCCGCCATCTCACACCCCGCCATCCCACCCATCTCCATCCCACAACCAGCCCCACAACCCGCCGGTTCCTCAGGTGCCATCCATGCCCGAACTCCCCGATGACTTGCCGTTCTGATGGCTGCTACCGACGAGGTCGGAACCGGAGCCGGAGACCAGCAGCAGCCAGCTGGAATCATCCCCCACGACATAGCGGGCCGGTACCACTGCCAGGAGTGCGGCCAGCCGCTGATGAACCGGCTGCTATTCGATACCCTCGGCGCCTGCGAAGCTTGCAATGCGGCCATTACCCGTCATCGCTGCACCGAGATCCCTCCCCGCGATTCTCTCCTGGTCGGAGAGGGCTGGGAGTGCCCGGACTGCGGCAGCACCTGGATAGCCATCGAGGAAGACGACACCTGCAACGAATGCGGCCGCGACGGCCTGACCCGCGAGACCTGGAAGTACCAGCCTGGAGATCGCCTCGATGAAGCGCCCAAGCGCGAGCCTCAAGGCCACTATGCCCCATTCCGTGACGTGCTCAAGCATGCCGGGAGCAAGTGCCATGCCACCGCGAGCGGCATGATGGTCCATATCAAGCCGGGCTGCCAGTGCCGGACGATCCGGCCAATCCGGTGAGAAGACGCACCTGCGTCGTGGTTGGAGCCGGGCTCACCGGCGCCACCGCGGCCTGGAGCCTGGCCACCCAGCACCAGGGCTGGGACGTCACCATCTGTGAAGCTCAGTCCCACGTCGGCGGGCAGCTCCACGCCGAGTTCGTGGGCAGCATTCCCTATGAACCTCATGGCCCTCATATTTTCCATACCGATAGCGAAGAAGCCTACGCCCTGGTTCGCGATCACTGCGAACTTAATGGTTACCGGCATCGAGTCGTGACCGCGGCGCGGCCAGGGCAAAAGCTTCTCACCTGGCCACTCCAGCTCTCCGAGCTGGAGCAGCTGGAAGAATGGCCCACCATCAGGGACGAGCTTGACTCCCGCCCCTCGCGGCCGAGCCGAGTCAGCTTCGAAGCCTATGCCACGGATCTGATGGGGAAAACCCTCTACGAGTGGTGCGTCTACGGCTACACGGTCAAGCAGTGGGGGATGGAACCCTCTCTGCTTAGCTCCAGCTTCGCCCCCCGGCGGCTGGACCTGCGGACCGACGGCTGCCAGCTCATGTTCCGCGATCCGTACCAGGGCTGGTGCGAAGGCGGCTGGCACACCCTCGTGGAGAACCTGATCTGGGAACCGCGTCTTTCCTTCCAGCTCGGCCTCCGGCTCACACTGGATTCGCTGCCACCGGCCGACGCATACGTGATCACCGCGCCGCTGGACGAATTCCTGGATGCCTCCGAGCCTCTGCCATGGCGGGGAGTAACGACCGTCTTCGCCGGCCACGATTCTTCCGGTCCGGTCCTCCCGGTCGCCGTAGTGAATTATCCCGGGCTGGATGTGCCGTACACACGGCGGGTGGAGACCCGTCAGATGAGCGGCATCGACTGCGGCCCCGGCACCATCACCGGCTACGAATACCCCGGTGCGCCGGTTAAGCACTACCCGGTAGATGACGCTGCTGGCGAGAACCGGATTCGGCATCGTGAGCTGGCTCAGCAACTTCACCGTGACGTTCCTTCAGCCGTCCTCGCCGGCCGGCTCGCCACCTATTCCTACATCGACATGGACCAGGCCATCCTCCAGGGACTCAACGCGGCCCGGAAGATAGCAAGGCGAGACGGGTAGCCCCCAGACTCACCTGTAAAAAATCCTCATACCGTATCGCCTGGCAGGACGTTGTTTTCCGGCTGCTTGATGATCACGGCCGCGAAGGATTCCGGAAAACCCTGTTTACACCATGCCGCCTCGGTGATATAGTTCTATCATCGGCCAGCACGGAAAACCGGGATAGAAAATATTCCGGAAATCGGCTGGACAGTCACCGGGAACGGTGATAAGGTGTAAACAGATTCACCCGGAGCCTAGCTCCCTCCGCCCGCACGTGGTGGCAGTAGCTGATTGATAACTACATCCCCGAGGCGCCATCCTCGGGGTAGATGCTGATCATGCGGGCGGCGGTGCCGTCAGCGCCTATGACTCCAGCTAGACGAGCCGGGCGGGATAAGTCCCGTCGTCACCTGCCCCTAAGAAGGGTAAAGGTCTCGTGAGATAAGGTTCCTGTTGTCATTTAGGTCAGAGGGAGCACCGCCGTCCGAGTAAGACGGTCCAGCTAGCAGGACCCATGTTGCTAGCGAAGAAAATGCGGTTAGACTCCGTGGCTTGGCACGCTTGCTCGCCCTCTTACGAGGCATCGAGTGAGCAACCTGAAAAGCCTCGGAGTCATACTCCGAGGCTTTTCTTATTTTTCGGGCGGCTAGCTCAGCCTGGTAGAGCACTACGTTCGCAACGTAGGGGTCAGCGGTTCAAATCCGCTGCTGTCCACGGAGCAATCGGTTTACACCGGATAACTCTGACGTATGGGTGCTAGTTTTCCGCGGCAAGATTAGCGTACCGCAACGGAGGAAAACCCCGTAAGGGGGCTGCTCACCAGTGAAGTGTGAAAGTTAGTGAATCTGGTAGGGTAACGGAAACAGCCGCCACCATGCGGACGAGGCCGGTTCGATTCCGGCATTTTCATACTTCTTTTCTGGGGTTATAGCTCAGCTGGCAGAGCGCCTGCTTTGCAAGCAGGTGGTCCGGGGTTCGAATCCCCGTAACTCCACAGGTACCGCGTCCCGTGTAAAGCGGTAGCTACGGGTGCCGGGCAGTGGCTGTGCGGTTAACCACCGCGCGGAGGTCGCCTGGCTTAGCCACGAGATCCCGGCTGGTTACCGGGTCTCGTGGTGAAATCAAGGCCCTGTCGTCTAGTCAGGCAGGATACCGCCCTCTCAAGGCGGCGACGCCGGTTCAAATCCGGTCGGGGCTACTCCGCACACCGGAACGTAGCGCAGTAGGCCGCGCGCCTGGTTTGGGACCAGGAGGACGCCAGTTCGAGCCTGGCCGTTCCGACGAGGGGTGAGATCCAGGAAGTGGCCAACCTGGCGGGACTGAGGTCCCGTGGTGTAAGCGGTAAGAGCACGCACCCCATAAAGTTGTACCTCATCCGAGTGACACACCGTGAATGAGCTTATACGGGAGACAGGAGTGCCGGCTTGGCCAGCCGGTGATCTTTATCCGCGGTATAGAGACGGGTTGTGGCGCAGCTTGGCAGCGCGCCGCGTTCGGGACGCGGAGGCCCCCGGTTCAAATCCGGGCAGCCCGACTCTGAGGAGCTGCAAACTGGGATGAGATAAGCCCTGGCTATGTGCAGCGGTGAAAGTCCGTGCCAGTTCCTTAGTTTTTAAACGGAGTGTGGCGCAGTCTGGCAGCGCGCGTGTCTGGGGGACACGAGGTCGCCGGTTCAACTCCGGCCATTCCGACAGGGTGCTGGGTGTGAAGGGGTAGGCTTGCAGCCTGTTAAGGACCGTCGCCCGGTTGACTGCACACGCAGGGCCTATGGACTGAGGTGACTCCTGAGGGATCTCTGCGAAGAAGCCGTTCGATTCGGCTAGCACCCGCCAACGTGGAGGGGAAATGCTAGACTGGCCCGACGACTGCCGTTGCCCTCCGATCAACGTCGGACATGAAGTATGGTGGAACCAGCGAGCATGGAGCGCTGGTTGCCAGCTTCACGGCGTGGGTACGGAATACTTTCAGAAGCTCGAGAAGCTGCCATTCGGCTACGCTGATGAGCGGAATACTACCCGTGAGGAATATTTCGCTATCCTTGAAGAGCTCAAAGAGCTCGATCTCTCCGAAGAGCGAGAAGAAGACGATGATGACTGAGGGGCCATAGCTCAGCTCGGTAGAGCATCTGCATGGCATGCAGAGGGTCGCCGGTTCAAATCCGGCTGGTTCCACGGCGCCCGAGGGTGACTAAGCTGCAGTTCCGTAGTCTGGTACTGGTCGCTATGGCATAGGTCTGCAGGCCTCGGGCACTGATCTTAGGAGTGTAGCTCAACTGGCTAGAGTCCCGGTCTCCAAAACCGGTGGTTGGGGGTTCGAATCCCTTCACTCCTGCGGCGGTGGATGCGCGTTCAACTCGCGTCTGTCATTTGGGAGACCAGTACTGAAGCGGCTACGAGAGCTAGTACGCTTCGCGGAAAGCCGTAGAGCGCCAGTACCGGTCATGACGGTAGCTCAATGGTAGAGCACCGCATAATCTTGGCTAGCCGAGGGTTAGGTTTCAGCCTTAGGTGAGGGTCGCAGGCATACCGGCACGTGGCGCTGCGGAGCCGGTAGCGAGTAGGCTAGCCAGGTATGGTTCCATAGCTCAGGTGGAAGAGCGTCCGGTTGAAGCCCGGAAGGTTCGCTGGTTCGATCCCAGCTGGGACCACGACGCAAGCTGGGTAAGCGTACTAAAAAGACCAGTGCCCCAGAAGGGTGCCTGCCGGTAGGGTGAGCAGGCTAAAATAATACGCTCTACGCCCGGATCCTCCTTTAGCCGGAAAGGATTTCCCGTTCGATCCGGGAAGGATCCACCCGTGGGCTGCCATCGTTTTCCTGTGCAGGCAGCATCTGGCCCGGCATGCCGCGGAGATGGCTTCGGCCGGGGAATAACCGCTCCTCCAGGAATAGCACCGCTTCATCATTTCAACGCCTCACTAGCTCAATGGTAGAGCTTCTGCTTTCCAAGCAGGTCATGCCGGTTCGATTCCGGCGTGGGGCTCCATGCGCCGCTAGCTCAAGTGGTTAGAGCGCCAGACTCTTAATCTGGATGTTCGGGGTTCAAGTCCCTGGCGGCGCACGTGATTGCTGAATGACAAGAAGGGAAGGAAATACCATGGCGGAGGAGATCCGTCTGAAGTACAAATACCGTTGCACCAAGACCGGCAAGTCGAACGCATCGCGTAATAACAACAATGGGCCGGCTAGGCACCGCGGCGAGACCGATAAGGTGAAGCTTGCGGCCGCTCAGTCCGCAACGAGGCAGAATCAGATGATGCTTTATATGCTCGCCTCGGGTAGATTCAAGTGGGAGCGAGTTTAGGCTCGATCCCGGACCGGAGTGATAGGGAACTGGCATACCTCGCTACCTCAAAAGTAGTGGTTTACGGGTTCGACTCCCGTCTCCGGTACGGCTAAGTCGAGGGCTGCTTGATCCTCGGCTTAGCTATCTCGATGCCCACTAGGAAAATCTGGCAACCCCGCCGGGCTCTGACCCCGGAGCTTCCTGGTTCGAGTCCAGGGTGGGCAGCGAAGTGGTGGTAAGGAGAAGAATGCCGCCCTATCGACCGGTGAATAAGCCGCACCGGCCGGTAAGAACGAGGCTCCTCTAAGGGACTCGGATCCGGTCTTGCTCGCAAGATAAGCCTATGAGCCGCCATCACTTCTTCTTTCCGCCTCTGTAGCTCAGCTCGGATAGAGCACCGTCCTCGTAAGACGGGGGTCCGCGGTTCAAATCCGCGCGGAGGCTCTGGGTTAGTATGTTACCCTAAAAAGGTAGAGCACCCTGTAATGGTGGGTAACGGACGACAACGCGAAGCCGTGAGTGGTGCTGATAAGTTGCTCACAACCTAAAAAGACGTACCGCATTCTAAGCCCCAGCTCTAGTGCTCTCAGGTGCTGGGACTTATGCGCCCGTGGCGGAATGGCAGACGCGCAGCGTTGAGGTCGCTGTGCTCCGCGAGGGGCGTCCCGGTTCAAGTCCGGGCGGGCGCACGCCGTGTCTGGCTGGTCACGGTGAGGGGATAAGTAGGGTCCGTGGCGAGTGCCAGCTCGCTACGGTATGCCGCCTTAGCTCAGTTTGGCAGAGCAACCGCTTTGTAAGCGGTAGGTCACCCGTTCGAGGCGGGTAGGCGGCTCGGCAGGTTTTTTGATCCTCGCTGAGGTAATCGGCAACCGACTGGGTTTTGGTCCCGGTGTTCCAGGTTCGAATCCTGGGCGAGGAACGGTGCTTTTGTCCATGCTGCGTCATGCCCGGCCGGGAAATCCGCGGCTCATCCTGGCGATTTTTGACCAGGCTCCATTGCGGCAGCGCCGAGCACCGCGAGGCGATCAGCAAGGCGCTCCTCGTCCTGGCGATCTTCGCCAGGCTCCATTGCGGCTGCTGGACCGGGTAGCATTACCTGCTGCTCACCGAGCAGAAGGCACTAACACCTAAGCCTGGCTAGCTCTTAATTGGCAGAGCATCTCCATGGTAAGGAGAAGGTTATCGGTTCGAATCCGATGCCAGGCTCACTAAGCAAAAGCTCGAGCAAAGCCGAGCGCAGCTAAGCTAAGCCCAGCTGAGCATAGCATAGCAGAGCGCAGCTAAGTAAAGCACAGCACAGCAAAGCTCAGCTGAGCTAAGTAAAAGCACAGCAGAGCTGAGCATAGCAGAGCTGAGCATAGCTAAGCCCAGCTAAGCCCAGCGAAGCGAAGCGCAGCTCAGCACAGCACAGCTTAGCACAAGTACAGCCAAGCCTAGCCGAGCCGAGCCCAGCAGAGCTCAGCTGAGCGAAGCACAGCGAAGTCTGCCAAAGAAGCTGATATAAACCGGGACCGGTCTGGCACCGTGGCCTGTCTCTGCTCGTCTCTACGAAGAAAGCTGACTTCCGCAGGAGACGGCAATAGCTGGCGTATTCAGCTGCGCTAGTACGGTGCGCACGCGGACGTGGCGCAATTGGTAGCGCATCAGCTTCCCAAGCTGAGGGTTTGCGGGTTCGATCCCCGTCGTCCGCTCAACCGGTGAATTGTGGTACCGTGATTCACCGGGGAAAGTCACTAGGGCAAATATGATACTCATGCGGTTGTAGCTCAGTTGGTAGAGCGCTACCTTGCCAAGGTAGAGGTTCGCCGGTTCAAGTCCGGTCAGCCGCTCGGTTCCTCGTACGTCCATACTACCGAACGCCTCCAGGGCCGAAAGGCAGCACAGGTAAGGTATAATTCGATATGCGGGGAACGCTTAAGGGCGAGTGGCGTAACTGGTAGCCGCGCTGGCCTCAGGAGCCAGTGTCTCACGACGTAGGGGTTCGACTCCCCTCTTGCCCACCCAGCAGGAAGCGCTTAAGCTAATACTCGACGTGGAAACAAATCCGGGTCCCGTGCTAGCGGACTCCCATCTGCCAACAGGGTTGCTTTCTGCTGTTATAGTTGGATTAGATCCAGGGGCGGTCGCCTAGTCAGGCCCATGGCGCCACACTGCTAATGTGGTTGGGGCAACCCTCGGGAGTTCAAATCTCCCCCGCTCCGCGTGACTACCAAAGAGAGGGAGCGTGGCTCCCGTACCGCCTGATGTGGCGGATCTGCTCCTGCTATAGGCCTCGGTGCCTATGCCGGAGAGCTTTCAACGATCCATACCTGGACTGTTTCGACTGCTGGGACGGGTACCACGTCTACGACAAACCGAACAACAAGATCAAGTGCCCGAAGTGTGACAAGAAGTAGCTGGAACCAGTACGGGGAAGGTAGGCTTAGAAGCAGCCATCCTCTAAGGAGTGGGCCACGCGGCCGCGTGGTTGTACCGAACAGGCCGAAGTACGTCAGAATATGATGCGCATTTCGTACGAGACGGAATCTTGTACGTCTGGTGGTTGCCTGCCGGTCCCTTTAGCGTAGTAGCACACCCCGTATATTCAAAGGATCCTTCGCATAGTCTGGCCTAGTGCGCCGTCTTGGAAAGGCGGTAGGGGAAACCCTCGTGCGTTCGAATCGCACAGGATCCGCTTTCACGAAGGTAGCCCGCTTCGGCTAGCCACCCCTCGTTTTTTACCACGGTGGACTCGCATAGTGGCCTAGTGCACCTGTCTCGAAAACAGGAGAGGGAAACCTCCGCAGGTTCAAATCCTGCGTCCACCGCGGACTCTGGACACTTCGACCGTCAGAATCGGTCTTAGCCGCTAGAGTTGCTGATGGGAACCTAGCTCACTAACGGACGGGGAGCGAGCTAGCCTGCAGGTGAGGGTTTAAGCAGGCGTGATTTTACTTTGGCGGGGTCGCATAGCGGCCGAGTGCAGCTGCTTTGAAAGCAGCCGAGGGTGACCTCCGTGGGTTCAAATCCCACCCCCGCTGCGTGATGGGAAGAAAAAAAGAGAGCATAGGTCTGTAGCTCAGTCTGGTGAGAGCGCTTCCCTGATAAGGAAGAGGTTCGGTGGTTCAAGTCCACTCAGGCCTACATGGCGATGGCAGGACGCCAGGAGGTTGCAACTTCCCCCGTTGTTGCAAGACCTCTAAGGCCATACCGTCCGGCGGCCGCATCGGTATGGCCCCCTGCTACTTGGCGAGGTAGCTCAGCCTGGTAGAGCGCCACACTCATAATGTGGAGCGCACGGGTTCAAATCCCGTCCCCGCTACAGATCTGTACATGCGGTCCCGGGCTAGGGATAACTCATGTGGTGTCATAGGCTGCCGGTAACACTCCCGCGGAGGCGCCAGCGGTGAAGAACGGCTAAGCCACATGAGAACGGATATGCTGAGCTGGACACGGCTCACGTCACGCGGGTTCGACTCCCGCCTACCGCTCTACACTCACAGGCCGGTAACTCACGTGGTAAGAGTACCTGCCTTATAAGCAGGAAGTAGTGGGATCAAGACCCACCCGGCCTACCAGGGAGAAAACATGCGAAAACAGATCTTCACCACCGCGATAATGAAGGGCCACTAGCTCAACGCAGAGCATCGGACTTTTAATCCGCTGGTTCCGGGTTCAAATCCCGGGTGGCCCACGTGAGGACTCACGGCAAGTGGAGCACGTACAACGCCGGCTGCCACTGCACCGAGTGCAGAACGGTCAGTGCGGAAAGAGCCAGGACTAGAAGGGACAGCGGTAGACCGCCGGTCCATGGTCTGTCCGGCTACATGAACTACCACTGCAAGTGCGAGATCTGCCGAGCTGCTGGTTCGGTCTGGAACGCCGCGAACTACCGGGCTCGGAAAAGTAGACTGATTTAGAGCGCCGTTAGCTCAAGCGGATAGAGCGACTGCCTTCTAAGCAGCAGGTTCTGGGTTCGAGTCCCGGGCGGCGTACAGACGTGGTATAGTTCTAGTGTTAGATGTTAGGCCCCATGGTAGATGATGGTAGTACACCACCCTTTCAAGGTGGGGAACCGGGTTCCAGTCCCGGTGGGGCCACGCGGGGTAGTGGAGTTAGGTACCATTCTGGGCTCATAATCCAGAGGTCGTCGGTTCAAATCCGGCCCCCGCTACTAGAGGTGGCTCGGCTTTTCGATAGAGCCGAGTGCGTAGGGCTGCGCGTGGGTTGCTGCTTACCACGGCCTCAGAAGCAGCTTTAATCCGGTGTAGCTCAATTGGCAGAGCGTCCGCCTGTTAAGCGGAAGCGTGACAGTTCAAGTCTGTCCGCCGGAGCGGGGAAGGATGGTTCTGGCGAGTCATCCTTTCACCATCTAGAGGGGTCGTAGCTCAGCTCGGCCTAGAGCGCTGCCCTGTCAAGGCAGAGGTCACGGGTTCAAATCCCGCCGATCCCGCTAGTATGATGAGTAGTCTAGCCAGACCACTCCAGGAGACACGGCTGTACCTGGCATCATACTGCCTGGCCGGTTAGCTCAGCCTGGGAGAGCACTTCCCTGACACGGAGGGGGCCGGGGGTTCAAACCCCTCACTGGCCACGATGAAAGACTACATCATCACCATCGTTATCGGTAGCATCGTTGTAATTGCTTTGTTTGCTCTGCTAGCTCTCGTCATGTACGAACTGCTAGCCTAGCGCCCGTAGCTCAACGGATAGAGTGCCTGACTACGGATCAGGAGGCTGGGGGTTCGAGTCCCTCCGGGTGCGCGTGAAGGATGAAAAGGAAGAGAAAAACCAGCCGGTCATGTACAGCGTGGAAGCTCACGAGAACACGGGCATCAACATCTACGATCACGGCCGTATCGAGGGGGTGAAATTCATCCTCAATAAGCCGATCCCGCTCCCCGGAGGCGGCGTAGCCGAGATCATTGATTTCAGTGGCGTGATGACCGCCATCGAAGGTGAAGATGGCCTTCTTACTCTCGAAGCAGCGATCGCCGCATTCCTGGCTCCAGGACTCGATGAACGATCCAAGCCGGTCAGCCTGGAAGAAGAAAAACGAGTCCGAGGTCAGCAGTACAACTAGATAAGAGGGTGATTGGCTCAGCGGAAGAGCGCCTCGTCCACACCGAGGAAGTCACTGGTTCGATCCCAGTATCGCCCACATGATGGAAAAGGAAGAGAAGGACGATACATTCACTCAACTCGGTGAAATATGCTCCTGTGGCCACCTATTCGACGGCCACATCGTGATGGCATATGACGACCCGCTTGATGGCGGGCTCATGCTATGCCAGGAGCTGGAGACCTGCGAATGCGTCAAAACCTGGTCTCTACAGGGCCGGGAAACCACCGTTAACACGGTGATGCCTCCGGGCCACGTGATTGCCGAGTACCGGCAGCAGCTGATCGTACAGCGGCAGGCGGAAGAGGTGATAGATGGAACGGCGACATGGACTGGTAGCTCAGTAGGGAGAGCACCGGCTTTACAAGCCGGGGGTCGTGGGTTCGAGCCCCTCCCGGTCCACGGTGGATGTAGCTCAGTCAGGTCAGAGCGCCGGGTCGTGGCCCCGGAGGCCGCGGGTTCAAATCTCGTCATTCACCCCAAGGGCAGTTGGAGCAGTCTGGCCGACCTCACCTGTCTGTAAAACAGGCATCCCACACGGTGGTTCAAATCCACCACTGCCCACGTGCAAAACGATGAGAATGTCCTAGAGACTTTCGCGGAACGGGTGAAAGAGAATCTGCGCTGGCTCAAGGAAAACAGCGAGCGCTACGGGAAGCGTCACGCCTTCCATGATGCTGCTGACCGGGCTTAGCTATCAGCAAATCGAAGATCTTGGCGGTATCGCGGAGGAATTAGAGGGGAACGATGATTAAGAACTGGAAGAGAAGGATTATCTTCATCGCTCCGCAGTGGCGAGCCAGTGACTTCAAGAATAACTGGTGGCGAGTCTGGTATAAGCACGCTTGCGATGAGTATGGGAACTGCTCACAGCAGCTCATCTTTGCGCTACTCGGTGGCGTCGAGGTCTTCCCGTTTCCGCACTTCCAGGAAGATATCAAACTCCCGGAACCCGGCGAGAATGACTGGGTAGACCGGGTGTACTGGAAAGAAATCATCGGTGGCGGAGTACTTACCAATGAGGAACGCGCTCGTATCGACCAGCGAAAAGTATCGATGCCCGGTAGCTCAGTGGATAGAGCACCTGCCTCCTAAGCAGGGGGTCCCGCGTTCAAGTCGCGGTCGGGCAGCTTGCAGTTCACCTTTCTTCAAAGCCCTCCCCAGGCAGTTCCAGTAACGATACCGGGCTGCCTCTCCCAAAGCAACACGCCGAGAAGTAAAGGTGAACTGCTTAAAGCCTTCGTGGCGCAGCGGATAGCGCACCGGGTTCCGAACCCGGGGGTCAGGGGTTCGAGCCCCCTCGAAGGCGCGGAAGAGAGTTCGCTGCCAGTTGGCACAGGATTCTTACTGCAAAGAGGTGCAACGCCCTCGACTCCAGATCAGCGAGCTTTTTTCACGGCAGTATGGCCGAGTAGCTAGGCACGCGCCTGCAAAGCGCGGTACACCGGTTCAATTCCGGTTACTGCCTCTTTTGAGCTAAGACCTGTTTACACAGCCAGCAGCTGACTGGTATGGTTCTACAGTCTCAGCCAAAAACAGGGGAAATAGACCAGAATGTGAAGGGAAGGCGAATGGCAGCGAATCTTGAGCAGATTCTTGGCACACTGCTGGCACAATCTCAGCAGGGAAAGAGTTCGGACCAACTGGCTCGCGAGGAAGTTCTCTCGCGGCTAGACCAGCTTGGTGCTCGCGTGACCAGCGATGAGTCAGTTGTCTACGAAGGGACGCGGATCGTCCTTCCGACGGTTATGGAGGGAAACCTTTCCGAGGCGATCAAGTATCTGACCGCCGTCAAGAAAAACGAAGAAGAGGCTCACCAGTTCTCACGTGAGTTCCCGTACCGGCCGTGGGACGGCGCCGCCGCGTTCAGCCGTGCGATGCAGCGCGTTTTCGGCACTAGCGGCACCGGTAAGGCCACATTCAGCTTCTTCGGCAAGCAGCCGCCACAGCTGATCAGCATCCCGGTCGGGCTGAACCAGCAGATTCAGGTTCCCTGGGGAGAGGTAAGCTTCTCCCAGCTCGATGCAACGTTCGAACTATGCGTCAGCATGTCGGACGAGCACGGCCTTATCTTCATGCTCTCGGTCGTCGCACCACGAAAGCACCGCCGGCGCATCGAGGGCTTCATGGATGTCGTTGCCGACGAGCTCTTGCAGCGGAGCATCTACCGCGGCCAGATGGTCAACGCGGCCGAGCACCCAGGATTCATCAACCCGTACTCGGTCCGTGAAGACCAGGTAGTCTACAGCGAAGAGGTGATGACCCAGCTCCGAGCCAACCTCTGGACCGTGATCGAGCACGCCGAGTGGTACCGCGACATCGGCAAGTCACTGAAGCGAGCTGTTCTCCTCGAAGGCCCGTACGGCTCCGGGAAGAGCCTCGCCGGTGTGCTCACTGCCCAGCGGGCGGTGCAGAACGGGTGGACGTTCATCCTAGTCCGTGCCGGTGAGGATCCGTACGCCGCGCTGAAGACGGCCCGGCTGTACGCTCCCGCGGTGGTCTGGGTGGAAGACATCGACGTGCTGGTCGCGAACAAGCCTCGCGAAGAAGTGACCAGGCTCCTCGACGCGCTGGACTCGGTGTCGAACAAGGGAGCCGAGGTCGTGGCTGGGTACACGACTAACTTCCCCGGGGTCATCGACCGAGCCGTGCTCCGGCCCGGCCGGCTGGATGCGGTCATCCACATCGGCAAGCTAGACAAAGCTGGCATCGAGCGGCTCATCCGTGCCAGCATCCCGGTTCAGCTTCTTGGAGACATTGACTACGCTCAGACCGGCGAAGCTTTTGACGGTTTCCTGCCGGCCTTCGTGGTCGAAGCCGCTGAACGGGCGATCCGTTACGCGGTAGCACGGACCGACGGCCACCCGGACGTCATCCTGACCGACGACCTGGTACATGCTGCCGAGGGCTTGCGGCCTCAGCTGGACATGTCGTCTGCAGCCGGCGAGGCCACCCACGGTACCTCGACCATCGAGACTCGGATCGAGGGCGCGTTCGTCAGCGTTCTTGAGCGAGCCAAGTTCGCAGGCTACTCGATCGAAGTTGAGGGTGGCAATGGGAAGCACTAGCATAGCAAAGTCCAGCGTAGTTCAGCAGAGTACAGCGCAGTGAAGCAGAGTGAAGCCCAGCGAAGCATAGTACAGTATAGCTAAACGTAGCTTAGTAGAGCACAGCCAAGCACAGCACCTACGCGGAGTAGACTTCGGTCTGCTCCGCGTAGTTATTTTCAGGTCATGCTGAGAAGGTGTTTACAACAGCGACTCACCGTGATAGAGTAGCAAACGTAAGCCCGGGAAGGGAAGAGAAAAAAGTAAGGAGATCCACCACCATGACTGCTACGATCGAAGAGCTGATCACCGATCCCACGGCCACCGAGACGACCGAGACCGGTCTCCTGGTACCATCCCAGCGGCAGCTGCCCTGGGCCGGTCTCGCAACCGGTACCGCCGACGATGGTGAGAGTCTCAGCAGCCAGCAGCTGCTGGTCAAAGCCGGTCTCGACTGGGACACTGAGATCCGCCAGATGACTCGCCGGCTGAACGACGGCACCATCGTCGAGCACCCGTGGGCCCGAGAGACCTACCGCAGCACGGACGAGTATCCACTGGGCGTGGTCCGGGGTCACTACGAGCCGTTCAGCAACCGGGACGCATTTGCCTTCGGCGACAGCATCGCCGAGAATGGTCAGGGACGCTGGATCCACGCTGGCGACTACGACAAAGGCGTCCGTATCTTCATGACCATGGAACTGGCCGACTTCACCGTCCTCGGCGAAGACCCGTACCGGATGTTCCTGTTCCTGCGGACCAGCCACGACGGCGGCACCGGCCTCAACGCATGGATCGTACCGTTCGCGGTCCGCTGCCTGAACCAGATGCAGCTGGTCAACGCTCAGCACCAGGGGTCCTTCACCATCCAGCACACCAAGAACATGGCCGTGCGAGCCGAAGAGGCAGCGGAAACGCTCCGCCAGGTGGTGGAGTACTCAGCCGAGTTCAAGCAGCTCGCTGAGAAGCTGGCAGCCACAACGGTCTCGGATCAGAAGGTCCGCTCGGTGCTGAACCGACTGGTGCCGGAGGGTCGTGCCCGCCGGGACGACATCATCGCCGACCTCAAGCACAACTATCTGAGTTCCACCACCGTGGAGCCGTATCGCGGCACCGCATACGGGCTGCTCCAGGCAGTCACCGAGTACTACGACCACGTGAAGCGGTCGTACAGCGACAACGCGAGGTTCCGTTCCATCATGCTCGGTGAAGGCGCTAAGGCCCGCCAGATGGTCCTCCGCGACCTGGCTCACCTTAACTAAGGTGAGTTATCTAAGGGGCGAGCAAGCAGCTAGCCGGTTCAGCCGGCCAGGTGCTTGCTCGCCTTTTCCATATTATCCATAGGAGGTCACCCTTGGCGGAAAAAAGATACGGCGGTTTTACCGCGGTAGCACAGGAGCTTACCGCATCGCGGGGACTACTGGTAACTCGTCAAGGAGTATACGCCTGGTGGCGACGCCGGGACAAGAACAACTTCCCCGACCGGAAGCCAGTTCCCGGCAAGAAACGCGAGCAGTTCGACATCGACGAAGTCGTACGCTGGTACAGAAAATATATGTCTATACCACGTCAGGGCCGGAAACGCCCTGAGACGGCTTCGAAGACACCTAAGCAGAAGGAAGGAGGAATCAGGAAATGAAGAACGAAGAGCTGACCGAGAAATCCGTATCGCCTCAATGCGCGGCCGGGATGCATCCCGCCTGCATCGACTGGGACGGCTGCGGCTGCCTGGAGTGCCATAAGATCTGCGAGAACCCGCAGTGCCGGCGCCAGTGCCGGAGCCTGTATCTTCAAGAGGATGGAACCGGCGTCTGTGCTACTTGCTCGCGAGAGCACTCGGATCCGATCACAAAAACCAGCCCGTGTGAGAGCTGCGGCCACCACCGGGCATACCGTCATCCGGGAACCGGCGACGACCGGTTCCTATGCCCGTCCTGCCATGAAGAAGCCGGGCACCTCCGCCATCAGGTTCCTCATGGAGCCGTTGAGGATGAGCGCCGGTGTTCGTGGTGCCTGAAGGGTCACTGCGGGAAATGCCAGGAGATGACTAAGCTGGCCGGAGGCAGCGCATGCCGGTGCCTTCACGGGCAGGAGCCTGCCCGTTCCCCGGCTGAAATCGAGGAAGCCACCCGCGATGCGCCATGCCCCCAGTGCTGGGCGTATCCTCACGGAGAATGCGGAGTAGCTGCGGGTGGCCAGAAGCAGTCACTCCACTACAAGCGCTACGAGCGCGCTGCCCGGAAGGGGGTTATCACGGACGCAGAGCTGGCACAGGCTAAAAAGCACGTGCGTGATAGCTATGTAGTGTGGGAAGAGGAAGGAACAGCAACATGAAAACCGGGACTACTTTCTTCACGTCGGACACTCACCTCGGTCACCGGCTAGTAGCCGAGGAAGTACGCGGCTTCTCGTCCATTGAGGAGCACGACGCGGCGATCATCGAGAACTGGAACTCGATCGTAAAGCCATACGATATAGTCTGGCATCTTGGTGACGTAGGGATGGGAGGACTGGCTCGGTTCCTGCCTCAGCTTAAGCAGCTCAACGGCCGGAAGCACCTCATCACCGGCAACCATGACGCATGCTGGCCCGGCCACCGAGACAGCTTCCGCGTCCAGCGAGACTGGATGAACGTGTTCGAGTCGGTCCAGCCTTTTGCTCGCCGCCGGGTAAATGACGCCGTAGTACTGCTCAGCCACTTTCCCTACGACGGTGATCACACCACCAATGACCGGTGCGTCCAGTACCGGCTCCGCGATGAAGGAGAATGGCTACTTCACGGTCACACTCACTTTAAGGATCAGCAGCTCCATGGCACTCAGCTCCACGTAGGGATGGATGCCTGGGGGCTGAAGCCGGTTCCGGTCGATATCGTCCAGCGACTCATCGGCCAGAGCAATTATCAAGAAGAAAAGGAAGGAGAAGGAAGTTGAACAATCGTCTAGCGCCAGCAGGACAGCACCAGCTTGTGCCCGGTCAGCTGATAGCTGACACGAATGAAATCGGTATCAGTACCGGTCTCCGCGTCGGTACCGCCGACCGGGAGAAGTGCATCAGCCAGCTCAGCCAGGCTTATGCCGACGGATTCTTCCCCGACGAGGAGTACGACCGCCGGATAACGGCAGCTCATGGAACATATTCACGTAGCGCGCTGAGCAAGCTGCTGGTCGACCTGCCCAGCACCGCGCCGTCTAAGCGAAATGATCTTATCTCCCGGACCCGGAAGTTCTTCAAGACCGACTGGGGAATAGCTACCCTCTTCGGAGCCGGCGTGATAGCGTCTATCATCATGGCAGTAGCGGTTCCGGTCACGCTGCTTCACGGCAATCTTCATCCGAACGCGCCTACTATCATCGTGGCGGTGCTAGCTCCTGTCTTTGGCTTCATCAGCGCTACCGTGAATATAGTCGGCGTCGTTACTACACTCGACTAAAACCCCAAGAAATGTGAACACTTACTCGTCAAGGGTGGTAGGGTAAATCAAGTACCGGGGGATTCAGGGAAGAGAAACCGGAGGGTAACCGAAGGAATCTGCAGGGAAGGAAGCTCGGTGAGTATAGTGAAGGCCGGAAAGGTCTCCCTCGCCGAAGCATAATCAAAAAAGCTTTAAATCAACCACAGATAGGAAAGCGTTTACAACATGAAGATCACCAAGTTCATCGCTGCGCCGTTCATCATAGCAGCGGTTGCCGCCACCATCATGCTGCCGGCAGCGGCTAACGCCAGCACTCTTCACCACAGCCCGCCAACCTGTCAGGGGCAGGTCGGCCCGGATTGCGGCAACGGCAACGGCAACGGCAACTGCAAGCAGAACCAGGACAAGTGCTCGCCGCCGAAGCCGGTTTGCACCACCAAGTACGAGTGGGTCAAGCAGACCGTGGTCACCTGGAAACACGGCCGGCCGACCGACAAGACCGTCTGGGTTCTGAAGCAGGTCAAGGTCTGCACCACCCCCGGCCAAGGCGGCTGGAACAACGGCGGAGGTAACGGCGGAGGTAACGGCGGAGGTAACGGCGGAGGTAACGGTAACCACAACGGCTGCACGCCGGGAACCGTTACGTTCGATCTTCCTGCCCACAGCAACGCGGGAACCGTATTGTCCGGTCCGCACCTGGTCGTCGGTGAGATTGCTCAGTACGACGGTACTGACTACATCATCGAGACCGTTTCTGGCACGCACTTCACCATCAACGCAGCCAACGGAAGCACTGCTATCACGGACGGTACTGCAACCGTCCTTTGCACGAGCTAAACTCCGTTAACCGGTGGTGCCGGGTGGCAGCTTAATTGCTGTCACCCGGTACTTGTCAGGTCCCTTCGTGGTAAAGTAAATTTGCAGTTAACCTAACAGGAAGGACCAGGAGTGCGACAGCACCTTCTCAAAGCAGCGCTGATCGGGGTCAGCGTTCTCGGTATCGGTGGGGCGGCGCTCCTAACCACGGGAACCGGCGCCAGCGCAACGACTCTGGACTGTACTAACACTCAGTCGGCCGTCACCTCTCCGGACGGCTGTGGTGGTCTCCAGGTAGCTCAGCCGTATAGCGGCGGGCTACTCGATATGAGTACCAACGGAAGCGTCTACGACAGCGCTCCGGTCACCGTCGAGCCCGACTCGATCAACAACGCCAGCGAGGACTTTACCGTCTTCGCCGTCGGCGCCAGCACGACCGACGGTCCAGGCGGCCTCGGCGAGTATGTAGCCATGATCACGCCAGATGGCAGGATCTCCAGATTCACGGTCACCACGGACGGACCGGCGGCTGATATCGGCGGCTGCGTAGGCGGGCTAGGGACTACAGTTGGCACCGTGTTCTCTAACGCCGTTCCCTGCGGTGGCGTCAAATTCACCGCGGGTCCCAGCGATTACTGCTTGTCGGTAGCCCAGTTCGTGGGGCCGAACGGCAAGGACCGCTGGTGGGCGTTGGACAAGCTATGCTCGACCAACGGCACCTTCACCTACGGTACCAATACCACCACCGGTTCAGTATCGCCTAGCTTCGCTAACCGCTGGCAGGTCTGGGCTCCGGTCGCCGGCAGCCACGGTCTTCAGATGGTGAACGTCTCGCTCCGCAACAAGAACAACAGCAACTACGACCTGAACATCACCGGCAGCGGCGGTCCTGGTGCTCAGCTCCAAGCTTACCCGGATAACTCGGGCGGTTCCAGTAACGACTCCTGGGACTACATCGCCTGCACGCCTCCGGGGACGCTCCTCAGCGTCTTCGGTACGTACGGCGCCTGCTAACTAGAACAGCAAAAGACCCCGGTCAGCGAGAAGCTGACCGGGGTTTTTGTCTGCAAGCTGTTTACATTTCGCCAAGCTGGTGATATAGTTGGTTTTACCAGGGAAGAGAAGGAGATAGGGAAAATGGTTAAGCACCGCGCAAGCCTCACCGTTCACGACACTAGGCTCAATGGCAACCGGCTCGACCTCAATGTCGCGATTAACGTTATAACCGAAGATTTTGGTAACGACCGCGCCAACGAAATCGCTGCGTATAACCTCGCGGTCAGCGAGTTCAAGCGGATGGGATTTACTCAAGCGGGCGTCATCGATCTCCTCACCGATCCGGACATGTGGATCAGCTGGGACATCGTCCTGATAGATTCCAACGTTATCACAGCGTAACCAAAAAGCCCCCCGGCTACTAGGCCGGGGGGCTCTTTTTGCTTGCAGGCAGAGCAAGTAACTTCAGTATATCAAACGTAAGGTGAAGAAACAGCCAGAAGCTCATCACCGCTACGACATACCGCAGAAATGTCCAGCCGGTGCTCACCTCTTCAAGCCGCCACACGTAGTCGCTCAACGTCAAGTCGCTATGACTGCTGAAAAGCGCCGTCAGCTCCAGCGCAAAGAACATTCCCGCCCAGCAGAGCCACAAGATGCTGTAAGCTAGTTTCACCTTGTTACCTTACTCTTTAGCTATTATGCCGTTTCCGGTGGCATCGTGCGCAGAGCGAGATTAGATTGGCCGGGTCGTCATTCAGTTTGTTGCCATCTATATGATGAACATGAAGATAGTTCCCCCAGTAATCCCGAATTTCACCACAATCGCAGCACGACCAGTTGTCTCGTTGTTTAGTAGCTCGAGATAGAGATTTCCAGTTAGCAGAATATGGAGACTGAGAAATTCCACCTTTCCAGGAACCGTTCTTTGCTCCATGACTGCCTTGCTTGGCATAGTTTACTGGTTGGATTTCTATACCAAATTTGACGATAAATTTATTAATGGTCGATCTTCCGACACCACATTGACGAGCAATTTCATTTCTAGACCAGCCGCTAACTATATATTTACTGATTAGCCACGTTTTATCTTTATAGAGAGCCGGCTTCCGGTAGTGCCCAGAAGAATAGGCGTACCATCTATTATGACTCTGTCTCCATGAAGTTAGTTTCCCGCATCCACATTTGCATTGCGGGGGATCACCGGCCGGAAGTCTAGTAATTGGCTTAGAGCGCTTACCATTGCTGTGTGCTTCGCTTGAATTTCGTCTTCTAACATTATTTTTAGCTAGAACGTAAGCAATCACACCGACACTGACATGAAAATCTTTTGCCAGGCTGGTGGTTCCCTCCCAGGTTCCATCTGGTAGAGTAGTCACATAGCGATGGACAATAGCTTCAACTTGCTCAGGCGTGAGTTTTGCAGAGTCGCCTCTTGGCACTTTAGCAGTCTATCACACCTTGGGTACCAAGGGTAGGTGATGAAAATTGAGGATCCTATTGCATACTAATGCACCATGGGCTCCTACTTTAACCGGTTACGGTCAGCAAGCTGCCATCCTGGCTCCGCGGCTGAGAAGCCTCGGTCACGAGGTAGTCATCAGCACGTTCTATGGGCTGCATGGCCGTCCCACGGGCTGGGAAGGGTTTACTATCCTGCCTGGCGGCCTAGACGGGTACGGCAACGACATCGTGTGGAACCACGCCCGCCACGTCAAAGCGGACCTGATCCTCATCCTCGTCGACGCCTGGGTAATCCAGGTGCCAGCTGATCTAGGCATCCACGTCGCTAACATCACGCCGGTGGACTGCCTGCCGTTCAGTGTCATGGATGAGGAAAAGCTCCGCGCTTCGAACGCCACACCACTGGCGATCAGCCGCTTCGGAGAGAAGATGATGACCGAAGCCGGCCTGAAGCCGCTGTATGTGCCTCACGGCATCGAGACCGACATCATGTCGCCGGCTAAGAACCGCGCCGCCATCCGCGATGAGCTTTCTGTATCATCGGACACGTTCACGATCGGGATCAATGCCGCCAACAAAGACGCGGTACGGAAGGGTTTCCCAGAGCAGATCCTCGCCTTCGCGGAATTCCATGAGCGGCATCCGGATAGCCTCTTGATGCTCCACTCGATGATCTTCGCTCCGGCCGCTTTGAATTTGCAGGACATCATAGCCAGATCCGGGTACAAGGATCTCGGTGACGCGATCAGGTTCACGGACCAGTACTCGCTTCTGAGCGGGCTGGTCCAGCCACGGAATCTGGCTGCCTGGTACTCGTGTCTCGACGTGCTATCGAACTGCAGTTACGGCGAAGGATTCGGTCTCCCCATCGTGGAGGCTCAAGCCTGCGGCACACCGGTAGTAGTCACGGACTGGACCGCCATGACCGAGCTCTGCGGCTCAGGCTGGAAAGTTCCCGGTGAGAAGTTCTGGAACGGAGCTCACAAGAGCTGGTGGCTTAAACCGCGAATATCCTCTATCGTAGCTGCTTATGAGAAAGCATATCAGGAGCGCGGTACTCCCGCCGCGGAGACTCGCCAGTCCCGAGCTCGTCGCTTCGCGCTGAAATACGCCGCCGACCTGGTGACCAAAAAGTACTGGATGCCGGTACTCGGCCAACTTGAAGAGCAGATAGCCAGCAGTGCTATCAAGGTGTTTACAAACTAGCGGTCGTGTGATACTGTGGCTCTCAGTAGGGAAGGGAAAACACCACAGGAAGGCTAGCCGAAATGAGCCACAGCCGTCAGCAGCCCAGCGTCCGCGACCGGGGCCAGCGTGCCCGTCGTAACCGTGACCGCGCTTCAAACCGGTACTACACCACTTTCGAACAGTACATGTCCGGTACCGCCAGCCAGCGCGACGTGGCCGCCGCGTCCGCCGAGTTCAATTCCGCGGCGCTGAATCTAATACTCACTACCGCTCGGTAAGAGCTCGGTAAGCAGCGGGCCGGCTTTTTACCGGTCCGCTGCTTTTTAACTCCCAGTGACCAGTACTGACCAGGTCTGCTGCCCTACCACTCCGTCGATAGCGATCTTGGCATTCCCCTGGACCATCTTCACAGCCGCTTCGGTGCTGGGACCAAAACTCCCGTCTACCTTCAAGCTGCTACCGGTCAAGCACGCCAGGCAGAGGCCCTGCACTCGGCGAACGAATGTCGTATTCGTGCTTCCACTTTGCACGGTAGGCAGCGTGCCGACCATCTTCGCCTCCCACGTCTCTGTCCCGGTGACCTGCTGGAAGAAACCATCGCTCAGCAGCGACTGGTCCAAACTCCGGCCAAGAGCCGAGTCCGTCCACTGTGTGCCATCGACCGCTACTGCCAGCTGCTTACAGCTGGCGGGCCCGCAGATGTGAGCTCCTTCACCATAGTGAGCCGACCACAACCTCAGTGTGCTAATGCTTATGCCCGCGGCTTCCAGACCGGCTATCACGCTTCCCATCGTGGAGACGCTAGCATACAAGCATGGCCGCCACGCCTTCCTCGCCAGCTGACGGAGTACCCAGGAAGCCGCCTGCTCTGGAGTGGCATCTCCCGTCTCTATGTCGAGACAGTCCGCATCGGAACCGGCCGAAACCGCGATGCTAAGCACCCGCGACCCTAGGAATTTTCCTACGATAGCTGAGTACGTCCGCCATTGGCCGTTCACATATCCAGCATAAGCATAGCCGCTACCAGCAGGAAGCTCCGCTACGTTGATCGAGTCAAACATGGTGATCGTCATTGCTGCTGCTCCTTTACCGCCTTAAGAGTTGCATCGTGGTGCTCTTGCTGCTGCGACATCGACTCGCGATGATGAAGGATCATCCGAGTGCGTAGCCGCCACCAGACGATGATGGAGCAGATTAGTGATGCGAGCAAGTTCGACCAGATTGCACCGGTAGGCCAGCCGAAGTAGAAGAGAAAGATCGTGCTGGCGGTCACTACGGGCTTCCTGGTCCGTGACCCGATCCCGGGCCGTTCCCCGTCTTCCTGCTAGTCCGTTCGAGCCATGTAACCCGCTGACCAAGCCCGTTCATTTCGGACCGAGCGCTTGACATGAAGTCGTCCATCTTGTGTGTTAGCTCGCCGAGAGCAGTCGTATTTTCGTCCAGCTTCCGGTTGTTATCCCTGATCGCCGAAGCTTGCTTGGCTCTGGATTCTCCCTCGTCGGTCCACCGCTGCTTTTGACGTACGTAGAGCCGGTACCCACCGCCGATGATGCCAAGAATAGTAGCAATGCAGATCAGAACGTAGTAGAGAGGAATAAGATCGTTAGCACCACCACTGCTTGAACTGCTTACCAGAGCTATCCACACCCGAGCCTTCCCTTCAGCGTAACAAAGTCCTGGTACAGCCTGTAGTCCGCCACCCTGGATGGGTTAGAAGCCGGATTCGTAGGTGACGGCACCGGGTCCGACGTGAGCAGGCTGATCGTGTCGCACCACTTATGCTGGCTGCTGGATACCTGCCAGAACACGAAGCTGACCGTCAGCGCTGCGAGGACGACAAAGCAGACCGCGACCAGCCCGGTAGCAGCTATAATCGACCGGTGAAACTGGCGATCCTCATCGTTTTCAGTCATACCCCTACTCGCTTAGCCAGCAGAGCTCGAAGTGACTTCCCTGCCCCGTCATGTTGGTCCCGGTAGCCCAAGTGCTTCCGGTTTGCTGCTGAGCCATCGGCCGTAGCGTGTCGCCGGCTCTCAAGTAGTAGATACCGACGCCTTCTGCGCCGGGGCTGAGGTTAGTCGATCTTGATGCGATGTGCTGATAGTAGTCAACCGAGGCCGTGCCAGCTGGTGTCTGAGCCAGGCCAGCGATGAAAGATGCCGGAGTCGCTACCGGGTTCGCGAATACGTACCCGCACGTAGCAAGATACCAGCCGCTAACCGGTGCTACGTAGCAACTCGACCCGGCGTTCCAGCCACCGTAGTTATCGCCTGGGCTGTTGTGTACTATGCCCCCTACGCTGCCCATCGTGATGGCGCTAAAGCTACCGGAGGTAAGCCCGGTCTGAGCTGTGGTCTGAGAGCTCATCAAGTACGGTCGCTGCATGAGGAATGACAGGTCGTTGGTCAAGTGCGAGTTGAAGAGTGCGGGAAGAGCACTCCCCGACGTGCCCGCCTGCCAGCGAAATGAGGTATTCGGCGGCGTCCACGTCAGCGGGCTGCCGCCACTGCCTAGGCTAGTTAGCCATACTAGGACGAGCCGGTTCCAGTCCAGGATAGACGCTACCTGAACCGTAGCACCTTGATTCTGGTAGCCAACCAGCTCAACGGTATCGCCGGCCTCCAGATCCAGGATCTGCGTGAACGAGCTGTTCGTCGTGCTGTTCGTGGCTTGCTGGTAGGCGGGACCGAAGAAGTTGGTGCTGTTGATCTTCAGTCCGGTCAGCCGCTGGCTGCTCGTGGACGACGCGGCCCAGGATATAAGGCCGTGGCAAAGGTACACGCCGCTGACCGGCACCGTATAGATGCTGGTTGCCGTGCTGAACCCGCTGTATGTATCGAGGTTGAACCCGGTTTCCGGGTTGACGCTGAGCGGTATCTGAGTAACGGTGACGTTGGGGACCGAAGTAGTGCCGGCTGCTGCCTGCCTAAGCGCCGGCGGGTAGTTCAGGAAGTTAAGGACTCCCTGAATCCCGGTCGTGCCGTTGAGGAAGCTCGATGTGATAGTAGACGCCGAGCTGTAGCCTGACTGCGGTACTGGCAGTGAGCTGACGGTGCTGCCGTTGGCGTTGACCGATACCCAGGACACATACATCCGCACGCCTTCACCGCTGTAGTCCTCGGCGCTAGCTGCGAAAGCAAAAGGAATGGTCGGAGAGCCTGTAGTAGACGTGGCAAAGACGGCGAGTTCCATGCCGATGTTATCGATCGAAATTGCGGTGGAGCCGACACCAGGAGCTATGTCGAGAACGTATGAAGCGTTGTTCACGGCCGTGTCGACTGCCTGCTTCCCGCCACCTACTACGTTAAACGCCCCGCTAGGCTGCTGAGCAAAGTAGCTGGCCCCTATCGCGCCGACGCTGCCCGTCGCCTTGGTAGGAATAACGCCCGTTATCAGATACCAGCCGTTATTGGCGGTAAATCCGGCTGTGCCAAAAGTGCTGATCGGGGTGCCGCCAGCGGCGCTGACCATGGCTAGGAACATGCCGAGCGACGATTGAGCCGGGTAGTCACAGCCGATACCGAAAAGTGCGGAGTTGTCGAGATAGCTGTACCAGAAGTTGATGTTATCGGAAACCATCCCCTGAGTGATACCGCCCGTACTTGACGGCGCTCCCGATCCTGCGTTAAACAAGTTGGTGAGGTACGTAGGGCGGTTGGAGTGAAAGAGGATGCCGTTAGGTGTATGATTGTTACCGGGAGTGAACGTATACAAGTCGGTATTCAGCTGCTTCGCAGTAACTGGCGCGGATCCTGCCCACGTAGAAGGCGGTACCGGCATGGCTACGTCACTTCCTTCCCCCGTAGTGCTACCATGGCAGCGTATTACTGCCGAGTACGTCGTTGCTCGTATCAGCGGTTAGCACCGCATCCTCTGGTACGTATGGAGACATCTGATAGGTCATCTGCCATACCCCGGGACCGATGCTATGCTCGACCTTTTCGACGATGACCGGCAGCGAGTAACTGGCCCCTCCGATGGGACTCCGGTTAACAGTAGCGATCGTCGAGATGTCGGTCTTCAGCAGCGCCGTGAAGAATGACGGGTTAGCAGCCGGGTTAGCGGTCAGCTGCTGGACTCTCATCGACGGCTGAGCGTACTTGCTCAGCGACCAGTATGCTCGGTCGTACGCATCCTGAGCGCTGGCGGCCGATACTTGCTGGCTAAGGGGGCCACGCTGGAAGTACTCCGTGATGGAGGCCTGGTTCTTCTCAATCGGCGAGATAAGCGTGTTCGGGCCTTGTACCAGTGTAGCTTGTACCACATTACTGACGTAGCTATTATCATAATCAAACCCCAGGTCGGGGAGGTACGGGATGCCGCCGCTGCCGATCCCGCTGATGCTGTCGGTAAAAGTAATCGTGGAAGGCAGGTTGTAGAGAACCGGCCGCGGTAGCATAATCAGGTTCCCGGCTGCGTTCCCGTACCACTTGCCGTTGTCGCTGAGGACGTCAGCGTTGAGAGCATCGGACAGTGCGGACCCGCTGGTGCTGTAAGCCGGTCCTAGCTCGAGCGCATCTTCGTAGCTGCTACTGGGGGTAATACCTTTCAAGGTGACGGTAACCGCTGCCCACACTCCGGATACGCTCTGAATACCAGCATAGACAGGAGTGCCGACTCCCGAGACGATCCGGTAACCGGCTCCAGCGTTGGTGCTGCTGTATCTCAGGTTAGTCCACGGAAATACCGGTGGTGTAGCGGTTGAGATCTGGGAGTTAGCACCGATCCAGATCTCATTCGGCACGGTGGTCTCGCCGATAATGCCGGATGTTCCCCAGCCGGTGCCATTTCCGGTAGCGGGGGCAGCCTGGTCTACGACCGATACCGATACCAGCCCAGAGACTTCCATGAGAATGATCCCGTAGTTGGCATTCACGGATAGCCCACCGGCGCCGGTTACCACGACGTTGGCGGAGCCACCAGCGGAGTCCGGGTCGACCCAGATACCAGCGAAGTACTCATCTCCGCTCAGGCTGGAAGTAGCGGATACGGCCTGCTCGAAGTTGCCGGCCGAGCCGCCTAGAGTCACGCCACTTACCGATGGTGTGCCTGTAGAAAACCCGTTGATGACGACGACTACACAGTTCCCCGGAGTAACGCTCGATGAGAACGACCCGCTGAGCGCGTTGGGAATTACCACGGACTGGACTACCTGAGGAGGCACCGGGCTCGGCGGCCCAGATGGCCCTGCCGGGTTGAGTCCCAAGCTGGCCCACGACAGATACCGGCCAAACCGCTGGATGATCGAGTCGCCACCGAAACCGGTAATTCCGGAATCGTAGTGGGTGGCTATCCTCTGCGGAGTCAGCGCATAACTGTATATCGTACCGTACGCTACCGCCTGGTTGTAGTTGGCATTACCGGTAGCTGTGCTGGTTTCGAACGCATAACTGTAACCCGCTTGGCTGAACGCAAGTGCTTGAAGGCTTGCGAAAGTTGTTACCCCGGAAGTATATACGCTGACTCCGTTGACGAACCACTCGAGTATGCCTCCCGTATAGGAGAGGACGAAGTGACACGGCTGATCGGGAGTGATAAGACCGGATCCGGCGAAAGAGCTGTCGAAAAATATCTCCGCCGCCGCTAGAGCGCTGTTAGGCAGGACATCCCACTCTAGGATCAAGAATATCCCAGGCTGGAAATCCAGGTCGAGTCCCGACTTATTGGCGATGTTCGGGGTGCCGAGGACCTGCAAAAGCTGCATAGTGAGGCCGTTGGTACCAGCCGTAAAGCTTGGTACATTGGCCCATAGCTCGATGGTAGCGTCCGCTCCGGTCGCAGCGATGACTGGCAGTTCCGTGTCGGGGCCGTAAATGGCTCCCGGCCCCCGTGATCCGGAGTTGTCGACCGCCTGGTACCCCGACGCTCCCATCCCCGTTCCGGAGTCTCCGAGGAAGCCCATCGACAAGCCGGTAGAAACCGGAGACAGGTTACCGTCGGTATATGTCGCGGTACTCTGGTTGGTTCGGCTTGTGTTGATGGCGATCAGGCCGTCGCTGTCCGCGGACGTTTTCTGGAGACCGTTGATCGTCGTTGTGCTGGTGCTGTACTGCTCGGAAAAGGGGAAGCAGATATAGGGACTATCGACCAGGATCTCACCCTGCACGGCGCTAGGCAACTGAGTGGATGAGGCTACTCCTACCGCGTCGGTAGCTACCATGTCCGACATCCCCCACTGAGGCATGTCGGGCCAGTTCTGTGGCCAGCGTTCTACGTAGCCGAACCCGACCGGGTATCGCCGGCCCTCCCAGAACGCAGTTACCCGTACCGGAGTTCCCACCATCACGTTCGGGTAGTATGGGCTGGACGCATTCAGCGGATCGAAAGCTCCATCCGCGTTATTCATTCGGATCGTCATCGTGCCGGCTTCGGGCTGGCTTAGCTCGTACTGCTGACCGCGGGTGACAGTGATGCCGGCTACCCCGACGGTGGTAATAGACCTAGTCGTCAGGTCGGTCCAGGCGCTCTCGGTGATTGCCTTACTTGGGTCACCTGGTGATGTGCCGAATGCCGCCTCTACTTTTACGACCGGGAAATTGGAATTCACTTGAGCTGGCGGGCTGCTAGCCTGGGTAATCCCGACCAGGCATGCCGCTACCGGCCCGCCGGGGCTATATGACCAGGTAGCCGGCACGGAACCGGCGCTGAATGTGCCGTAGCATACGTTGGAAATAATCCCATTCGAGTTAGACCCGAATACCGGATCGGTATATCCAGTGCTGCCCGTAGCCACCGATGTCAGTCCCGCCGGTGGGGTAATCGTCACAGATGATGCTACTGCTCCTATACCCGCGATGCCGAAGACATAGTCGGAGACCGTCGCGGTTCCCGATACGTTCAGGCTGGTAGCATTTGAATTATTTCCTGGTTCGATGAAGTCGATGCTCGGGTAGTAGCCGGACGGAAGACCAGAAAACTCCATGACGATGTACTGGAAGCTCGGCACATAGCCTTGGATAGCAAACGACAGCCACTGATGAATCGCTAGTGCGTTGGGACAGAGCCAGATAGCGGTCCGGCATCCTGATATGGAGCTTCCCGAGTCAGCGGCCAGCCGCCAGAAGTT